CGGTGACTCCGGTGACTCCGGTGACTCCGGTGACTCCGGTGACCAGGGGAACCAGGGGGACCAGGGTGATGAAGGGAACCAGGGAGACACCAGCGATGGCAGCGATGCCGGAAGCAACGGAGAGGGTGGCGACTCCAATGCTGGCGGCGACGATGACAACGTGAACGATGGTGAGCGAGTTGTTCCGCGCTTCGATGAGAGCGGTTCACTCGGTCAGGTCTTCCCGGCACTCGATGATGAAGGCAAGCCGCTTGACAAGCAGGAGTGTCAGAAGGCACTCGCTGACCTGAGTGAGGAGTTGCGGCGAGGGATCGCGCGTGCAGGTGACGAAGGTGCAGGTGGTCTTCGTCTCGGCATCGAGCGGGTTCGCAAGCCGAAGGCTTCGTGGACCGAGGTCTTCAACGAGTGGGTTTCGAAGCGAGGGGTTCCGGTCGGTACGTCTTACCGGAAGCAGTCGCGTCGAGGTCTTGCTCTTGGGATTCCCATCCCCGGTCAGGTTTGCAGTGGCATCAACGAGATGCTCATCTTCGTTGACGTTTCCTACTCGATGGATCGTCGCCGACTGATCGCTTGCTTCAACAACATCGATAAGCTTCGGGAGAAGGTTCGTATCGAGAAGGTGACAGTGGTTCCCTTCTCTACATCGATCCACTCCGACAGTGTTGTTGAGGTGCGCCACGGCAAGAAGCTTCCGACAAACTTCAATGTCGGAGGCGGAACGAACTTCACTTGCATGTCGAACTGGTACCGACGCTACGGACAGAAGGCCGACGCAGTTGTGGTCTTCACTGACCTGGGCGATAGCCGATATGGACCGGCACCCAAGTGCCCGATCCTTTGGGCAAGCACCGATCCGGTGAGCAAGTGGAACAAACCTCCCTACGGCTTGGCCGTAGAGATCGACGTTGTTGGGTGAGTGACACCAAGACCTCCTGGCCTGCGGGCCAGGGGGCAACCTTCCTCGCATGACCTTCGTCATGCGCTTGCACCATTGAAAACAACTAACAAAAGGGAAATTTTGATGCCCAGAATCAAGCTAGATCTCGCAAGTTTCGACATGAGCGATTCACAAGATATTTCCAGTATCGTCTTGCGCTCTCTGCGTAACAAGAACTTCAAGCCAACCGGATTCCACTTCAGAATCGATGTTCAGTTTTATGAGAACGAAGCATCAGATTCGGCCAACTACAGTGAGACAGTGGACGATGACAGCTACTGGGATACTGAAACCAACTAACGAAAGGGAAACGATATGAACATGCAACGAGCCATCGGAATTGTTCTTGGACTTGCGCGAGACAATGCTTCGGGCGATAGCTCGCAGCGAGAAGCAATAGAAATGGTTGAGGAGTTTGTCCCTCAAATAATCTCGGATTATGTCCCGGCGAGTGTGTTGCTTGACCATGAGTTCGCCGCCCTTCTTCGCGTGCTGGAGCAGGGAGGGGAAGCGAAGTGACACTGATTGACTTTGGGATTTCGCTGGTACTACTCGCACTGTTCTACGCAACGCACATGCATGGCAGAGAGATCGGATTCAATCGAGGCTGGAGCATCGGCGCGCGTGACGCTCATGAGTTCCAGCAGGAAGAAGACTTGAAGGCACTGAGAGGAGAGGAGAAGTGAAGACGCAATGCGTGAGTGCGCTTGCAGAGGCAAGCATTCGATCCGAAGAGGATGCCAACGAACTGGCATGCATCGGGACTGCGCTCAGTAACGGGCACACAAAGGAAGCAGCATGGGACTGCGATGATGGGTCAGTCGGTTGCCCCGACTGTCCCTGGGGAGTTGGCAAGTGAGGTACATCAAGCTTGGCAATGGGAAGAAGACCCTCTGGGGAGAGGTCTTCAAGAAGTTCCCGAAGCTGGAAGCGTTCTTCGACGGTAACCATCCCGACAACTATCACGTCGAGGATCTAGTGCAGTACGCTTTCGAGTTGGGACAACGAGAAGGGAGAGGAGAAAGTGACGATGAGTGACGCTGAGAAGAAGAAGGCTGGGAAGGTGTGGATCACTTCGAAGAAGCTGAGTCGCACCCCGCCTAGCAACGGAAAGCCTCGATGCTCTTGCGGCTACAAGATTCGCGGCGCGAATCATGAGGCTGGAAGTCATCACGCTTCCGGTCGCTCACCTGCAAGCAAGCAACGAACTCGCTGGGAGTTCGACGGCAAGACGTTGACGAAAGCCATTTCACATAGCCGCCGCAATCGCGGACACTAGAAGGGACTAGCAATTGCTTGCTACAAGCAAAGGAGATAAGCGGAAGATGTTCAATCACAAGGACGCGCGTATCAAAAAGTTGCACGAGAAGGGTATGACGGTGGAGCAGATTGCGAGGAAGCTGGGGGCACCCGAAGATCTTGAACGTGTTAGGGAGGGACTCGCTCGCATCGCAGGAGGTGAGAAGAGTTGCGCTCACTGCGGTGAAGAGATCCCTGCAACCAGAAACAAGCGACACAACAAGTACTGCGACAACGCCTGCCAGAATGCGGAGAGGTCTTCGAAGATCTTGGAAGCTTGGAAGTCTGGCGAGGACAGTGGGACCAAGGCTGGTGGCAGGCTGAAGACTGTTGTTCGTAACTTCATCTTCAAGAAGTTCGACAACGAATGCTGCGAGTGCGGATGGTCCGAGGTCAATCCGTTCAGCGGGCGAGTCGCCTTGGAGGTTGACCACATCGACGGCGACTCTTCGAACAACACCGAGGAAAACCTTCGACTCATCTGCCCGAACTGCCACGCTCTCACTTCAACCTACAAGTCACTGAACAAGGGGCGGGCAAGCCAGGAACGTCTCCAGTATTCGCGCCTCAAGTGAGGGGTGGATTCAAGTACACGTTTGTGATGGGCGACCGGGTCGAGTCCGGTCGCCTGTTCACTCGGACCAACAAAAGAAAGGGAGAACTCATGAAGACAGTGATCACTGGTGACCTTGTTCGATTCAGTGGTGACCTCTACGAGGTGACCTCGGTCTGGGACACCAACACCGAAGGCTTTCGCGTGAACATCTCGCGAAGCCGAGACGATGGAACCCTCGACAGGCGAACGGTTCCGATCAACGAGGTCGAGAGGATTGACTGATGCTGAACCTAACGTCCCGCACCAACCCGATCAGTTGGGTGCGGCCATCGATCCATCGAGGTGCATCGGATATGACGTAGCCTGACCCAGAACCCGGACCTCCTCGCCGGTATCCAGAGGACGCTTCGGGGGGAGCGTGATCGCACCTCCTGGCTCGCGCCTTGCCTCCCCTCCCAGGGAGGGAGCCGAACCGCCCAACGTCCACCTCTCGCGCGGGGGGTGGACACCGGATGAGATGGGTGCATTGCACCCCATATAAGCCAGATGCTCCACGCCTCCCGTACTGCGCTGTACGCCTCTCTACGAGAGGCAGGGCTACGGGAGTGCAGGAAAGCCGAGAACGTCCCTTACAGGGCATTCTCGTAAGCCTTCTAGCCACACCTGAGCCACCTAGAGCGTGAGGGCGGGCAGCCAGGGGGGAGCCGGGGTCCAGGCGAGCGACCTGGGTCCCGGCCATTTTTTTGTGAGTATGTACACAATGAAGTGTATATAGAACAGTTGACAGTCAATGAACCCAACCCTAACCAAGACCCTTTCAATCCGAGGAGAGTGACATGGAGTCAGTTGAAGCACGCGACAGGCGCAAGCGACAGATCGTCGTAAGCCTGCCAGTCAAGCATGGCGAAGTGATGAAGGCCTACCTGCAAGACCTTGCAGACCGAGAGAGTAGAAGCCTCAGCAATCAAGTGGCGTGGATCCTCAAGACGTGGATCAACGATCACGCACCATACGGATGGGACATGCAAGATGAAGAGAGCGACCAGCCTGAGCCCACTGCAACAGAGTCAGTTGAAGATCTTGAAGCAGGACTTGAAGAGCAAAGCGATCAAGGCTCTTCGAAGTGGTGAGCATCAGAGTGAAGTTTTCTCAACGATTCAGAACCATCTCATCACGTTCCTGTTGAGCAACGATGCGAAGGGACTCTCTCTCTCAAGAGAGTCGAAGGAAATACTGGACGCTGCGATACTTGAGATCAGGGGTACGCAATGAGATTGATGAGTGGGATATCCGATGTGTTGATGCAACTGAACTGCGATGCCGAGGACAAGCCAGAGCACTGGCCCGAATCAATTCTGGTAACAAAGTCTGGCGAGTTTATCGCCGGATATTTCGAGACAGGACTCATCACTGTCTTTCCCTGCTGGGAGTTTCTGGCACACACCATCGACTTGGAAGGTGGGGAAGAGATCAGCATCGAGGACTACTACTGCGTCGAGCCAGCAGTGGATGGAGTTAGCCTCGACAAACTCAACACAAAACTCAACTGAAGAAGAGAAGACCTAGCCCCGGAGTGGATGCTTAGCCGCATCTGCTCCGGGGCTTTTTTTGTTTGTGGTTACGATGACCCATCTGCCTGCGGATGATGTTGCGTGGGTCAGACTTCTTGTCTGTCCCGAAGTGGGCGGCGAGCGCCCAGAGCGGAGGGCTAATCAAGCGAGCCACTCGTTTCGCGAAATCCTCTTGGTCATTCCGCTTCTCGCTAGTCCCTGGAGCAGATGCCCCAGGAAAGACATAGACGTTTGCCGCAGTGGTCATCATGTAGTTCGCGCTGCGCTTGCCGCACGCAGACACCATGCTCCGATATGAGTCGGAGAAAGCCATGCGTCTCTCTGACATTCTGTCTCCAACCAAGTACGCAGGAACATGGTTGATCGCATCGAGGCTCACACTTGCCGGGTTGGCACCTGAGTGTGACAACTCTTCCATGAACAAGATCGCAGCCTCATGCTGGGCCTGCTCGATGTAATCTCTAACAAACAACACGTCATAGATCGTCTGGTTCTGGATCCTGTTTCTTGAAACAACCTGTCGGTAGTCAACGTATTCTTTTTTCACCGAGAACTTCTTCCTCTGTTCCTCGCTCATGAACAGATCAGAAATCATCGAAATCGAAAGCCTCTTGGTCATTGCCCCCACCCAACAACGGTGCCGTGAATACCCCTGTCTCAGATTCAAGTTCCAACACTGTCCCACCAAGAGAACCGAGCCACGAGTATCTTGACTTCACGCACTCGACATAGCTCTCACCTAGTTGTTCACCCCTTGAAACAACAAGACCTGAGTCTGACGTATTCGCAAAGCCAGAACTTCCAGAGATTGAGTACAGGTCAAGCTGCGGCATTCGTCCATCCGGCCCTCGAAAGATCTTCACCGGATGAGCAACGAGTGCCACGCTTACGTCATGCTCAACTGCAAAGTTCTTCAGGCTGGTCAGGCACTGATTGATCTGAGAAACGGAGTTATCAGAAGAATCATTCAGGGTTAGAAAATTGAACGGGTCAATCGTCAGGAACCTTGCACCGTGACGCATGATCGAGATTGCTGCTCGATCAAGTACAGAACTTATGCTTGTGTCCGACTCCGACAGGAAGGTGAAGTTGTTTTGAACCCAGTCCAAACCAGTATCCAGTTCTTCTTTACTCATCTTGTTCGGACCCCTGAAGGGTTTGCCCAAGTAACAAGATGCCAACTGAAGAACGTGTATCTCGGTAGGTGTCTCGAAAGAGATTGCAACGGATCGCCAGCCGAGCCTCGCAAGCTGGACACTCAGGAACGTCAGGAACGTACTTTTGCCAGAGCCTGGGACACCCGTCACAACAGTGAGTTGTTGTGGTGTAACCCGGAAGATCCTGTCGAGGGCTGGCATCCCCATCGAAACGCCGCGATCCATGCCGCCCTCGTACAACTTGACCGCTCGTTCTCGGAACTCGGACGCATCACGAATGCCAATAACGGGCCACGGAGTAGCCCTCTCAATTGTCTCTCTTAGCGCATCCTCTCCGAACTTAGTTAAAACGTCTGATGCATCTTTGCAGCCACTTGGAAACTCAACACGCCAACACTTTCCCCTGCCCAATCTCCTGACAATCTCTTCTGCAAGCAAGTGACCGGGTCCATCATTGTCAGTTGCAATGAGAATCCTGTCAGCATTTGCCAGGGCATCCCTGCCCTCCCAAAGATAGTCATACTTCCCTGTCTTCCGAGAAGGTGTTCCAGAAGGTGCGCCATTGGGAACAGAGGTTGAGAAGATTCCAACCTGCTCGTAGGAAAGACTGTCCAACTCTCCCTCGCAAACAACAAGATCACCACCAGTAAATTGTTCGATCCTCCACAGGCTGTTGGCCGATCCAACCTGGGAAAAGTTCTTCATCGAATCCCGAAACTTTATGGCAGCAATCGTTCCATCTGGATTCTTGTATGGGAATCCAACACAACTGATCTTCTTGCCCCTCGTCTTCAGATAGACATCACTCGCCACGACACCACAGCGAGAGAGTGTCTCTTGGTTGATTGCCCTGGTTCCAAACCATTCAAGATGTGACTCATCTAGCTCGACAGTTTCAGGGATCTCTCTCTTCGCAATGTTTGTCCCATTCAATCCATTGCTACGAGAAGCAACTGAATCAAGATGTACACGACCAGATATGTTGCAGTGATAACATTGGTACAAAGCATGATCAGACTCGACCTTCAGTGACAGCGTTTTCTCCCGACTCTTTCTCCTGTGTTCGCTGCACTCTGGGCACTGGATTCTTGTCTGTACTCCGGGCGACAGACCCAAAGACATAACAGCATCTTTGATGCCGTAACTTATATCCACATCTTTCTCCTGTGTTTGTGGCATTCAAGGAATAAACTTGAGCATGTGAATGCACTGATCACTGATTGACTTGCGAACCTCCCCCTCCAACTCGTCAACACGCCTGAACACATCGACCATCCACTCATCGGACCAACCAGCAAAGGAACACATCTCTTCAAAGTGACGAGTCTTTATCCAAGAACAAACCTTCTCTCTATCTAAATCTGATCCAGACCCCAGATCTTTGAGGGCTCCAATGACGATAGACCTGACAAGCATTCGTAATCCAGGCTCATCACCCTTATCAAACATCTTGGATTTTCCCGATCAAGATTCCAAATAGACATCGTTGCTTTGACTTGGCGGTCATTCTTATACACATGTCCCTGAAGTAAATCCATGATGAGATCGCACGCACTTAGATCTGGACGCCTCGATCCGTACCAAACGTCGAGCCTTAATGAGACATCTGTTGTGATGAGTTCCGGCAAGACAGGGCACTGGGCCTCAAAACTTTTTGCGTAGTCCAAAGCTTTCTTGGACTTGATCAACCTGGGCTTACCACCAACCTGAACAATTCTGCGTTGGTTCTTTGCACTCGCAGGTTCACCGAGAATCATGCACTCAAAGACACCCTCGTTACTTGCTTTGCCTTCATCATGCTGTACCATAATGTGCTAACACCGAAGGGGAGACAACGAATGAAACTAACAAACAAGTACCATCTTCCTGAAGCCTTCACACGTTTCTCGGAAAGAAATCCACACGACTCCGAGGGTGCAGACATCACTGTCACTTCCCTGATTGACAGTCCCCAGATTCACAGACTCAGAACCGAATACGCTGACGAACTCAGCGAAGACATCTCCGACAATGTTATGTCCATCCTCGGAACAGCAGTTCACGAGATCTTGCGACAAGGTGCCGGGGAAGAGTCCATCGTTGAAGAGCGTCTCCACATGGAGATGGACGGGATGAAGATCAGTGGTCAAATCGATCTCCAGTCTCCAACAGACGAAGGTGCAATCATAACCGACTGGAAGACCTGTTCAACCTCAGCGATTCAATTCAACCCAACCGGGAAACGGGAATGGATCGAGCAGTTGAATTGCTACGCCCAGTTACTTCGCGCCAACGAGAGAAAGGTTGCGAAGCTTGAGGTCATTGCGATCCTGCGGGACTGGTCGCGAGCCAACCTGAAGAGGTATGCCAACTACCCCAAGGCTCCCGTTGTCAGGATGCCAATCATCATGTGGTCCGAACATGCAATTGTGTCTTACCTGCATGGAAGAATCGGAGCCCACCTGAATGAGAACTCTGAGTGCTGGCCGGAAGAGCAGTGGCAGCAACCCGGAAAATTCGCAGTCCATTCAAGCTCAGCAACGAGGGCCAAGAAAGTTTGCAGTACCAGGGACGAGGCGAACCAATATGTCGATGAGCAAACCAGAAAAAGCTCTCGCGTGAATCTCTACGTTCACGAAAGGCCAGCCATCAACACTCGCTGCGAAGGGAACTACTGCGGTGTTTCAAGTTTCTGCCCACAATGGGCCAGAGAAAAGGGAGATAGCCAATGAAGGCATATCGAAAGCGAGCAGATGGAATAGTCGCAGTCAAACTCACGCTGAACCCCCACACCCGCAACTACCTAGACAAGTCAGGGGAGTTTTTTTGCTGCTCGGAAGGCATCTACAACGAGACCGAAGAGTGGCACAAGGACTACCACCGATCAGTCCCGGGAGTCACAGACCCCGAGATCACTTTCGTGATCTCCAGGCTCAAGCCGCGCGACGGCATCTGCAGGAAAATCTGGCGTGACGAGCTTTCGGAGGTGAGCAAATCTGCCGAGGAAGCGTACAAGGCTGCCGCTGGCAACAAAGCGAAAGCGTGGTACTGGATCGAGCATTAGCAAAAAGGGAGAAAAAAGAATGTCTGAAGATCATGGACCGAAAGAGATCTGGGAAACACTGACAGCAGTTGATGTTTCAAAGTGGGTCGAGCCGAGGGCTGGACTTGATTACTTGGCATGGGGTGCAGCTTGGATCTTGTTGCAAAGCAAGTACCCACAAGCTCGCTACTGGTACCACCATCATGACAATGGTGGTGTGTACTACTTCAATGACGGGAGCGCAGAGGTTCATTGCTTCGTTGAGATCAACTTGCACACCCGATCTTGTCATCTTCCAGTCATGGACTATCGGCACAACGCAATCATCAATCCCGATGCCCGAGCAATCAATGACTGCAAGCAGCGCGCACTGGTTAAGACTTGTGCGATGTGGGGACTGGGCATCAACCTGTACCAGAAGAACTTCGATGACGTACCCGCCGAGACATCCGAAGTAACCAAGCCCAAGTCTAGTGCGACCAAGACAACTAAGAAGAAGTCTCCAAAGAAGTCTGGTAAGGATGGGCCAAAGGGGAACGGGAAGGTACCGGAGAACAAGGTGGCAATGACCCTGGATGTATTCGCCAGCGGTGCGAAGAACCTTGAGGAACTCAGGGACCTGTATCGATCCAACAAGGAAGTCATCAAGAAGATGGAGAAGGAAGATCCCGAGGCGCACAAGATCACGATGCAAGCTTTTTCAAACAGAAAGAAAGAGCTTCAACAACTGCCTGATGCACAGGCGTAGACCAACAATCAAGGAGAGCAGAATGGCAAACGGAAACGGAACTTACGCAACTCAGGATGAAAAGGGAAAGCTCTGGCTCTATCCCAACAAGTACAAGAAGAGCGACAAGCATCCGTCGAAGACAGGTCCGGTCGAGATCTCAAAGCTTGCACTCAGGAAGATCGTAGAGGCAGCAAAAGAAACCGATGAGGACGTTGTCAAGATGAGGTGTGCATCCTGGGAGCGAACCTCCAAGCAAGGCAACCAGTACACCTTCGTGACCTTTGAACCAGAACAAAGACGGGAAGATCCGGTAGCCGCAAACAGCGATGCATTTGATGCAGCATCAGAGGATGAAGAATTCTAAATAAGCACAAAGGGGATGAGGGAGGGTTCTAACCTTACGGTGAACGAGTGCCTCATCCCAAAAAATTAACGCTGGACACACGCGGACGAAATAGAAGTACCAAGGGATTCGTTGCAGAGTTCCTGTTGGACCGGGGTGGCCCCGCCCGGTGGTACGAGAACGGGGCAACAAGGAGCGGATGTGGGGGAATGTGAATGAATAGCTTTGAGTACAAGTATCTCGCGACGCCAACCCGAGTGGTCGATGGTGACACGATGATCGTAGACTTAGATCTGGGTTTCCGAATCACTCACCGAGTCTGGCTGCGATTGGCCGGTGTTAACTGCCCGGAGCCGCGCGGCGAGTGGGCTCACCACGGAAGAACTTGCACAGAGTTTGTGGATCGACTGCTCCGCGACAGCAACGGACAATTCAAAGAGGTCAAGATTACGACCCATAAAAACCCCGACTCGGGTGGCGAGATGCTGCGGGTTGCCCTGGCCCGGGCCCTGGTGATCGAGCCCACCATCGTGCTGGCCGACGTAGAGGTGATCCGAGGAGGTCAGCGTCTTGATCTCGTCAAAGACATTCTGATACGGGAAGGTTGGGGTGTGGCTTGGGATGGAAAGGGCGCAAGCCCGTGGCCCTGGGGTGAGTGGGAGACGTACCCAAATTCCAATTAGATGCGAAGCCATTTGGTAACTTGGCAAGGGAGTACTACATGAGAGAAGATGGTCCGGTACAGTTTCCTCTGAACTTGTTTGACAAGAAAGAGTCTGAGGACAGAAAGAAGAATGGCATGCTGGTCGCCGCCAAGTCCAAGGTCCGGTCGCTCGATCTAGCCAGGGGGATCGCTTACGAGATCTGCCTGCAGAAAGGATCAGCCACCGCAGATGATGTGGGCAGAGTCTTGCAGCATCGATACGGCATCAAGTCTCTTGGGCCAGCAGCGGGTTCGCTGTTCAAGACTCGCGAGTTCATACCGACCGGAGAGTTTCGCAAGTCGAAACGAACTACGAATCACGCAAGGCTCTTGCATGTATGGAAGCTTCGATCCGAAGATTAGAATCCGATGAAGCTCAACGACTACTTGCGTGAAAAGAAGATCTCGCAAAACAATTTCGCGAGGCTGGCCGGTCTGTCTCAATCACTCATAAGCCGGATCGTTCGCCGCCAAGAAGCAGATGAGAATCCTTCCCTGATACAACTTGATGGTGACGAAGAAAGGCGCAAGTTGAGCCATGCGTTCTCCCCAGAAACATGCAGGAAGATCTCCAAAGCAACAGGTGGGAGGGTAAGGCTCCGATGATCCGCGCTACATCGACTGAATCGTTCGCGCCTGAAGACTTGCCGATTCACTCTGGCAAAAGACGCAAGGAGAAGGCGGCGGCGAAGCCTCGCACGCGGCACAAGTGTAATCGCGAGCGAGGCGTACCGTTGGAACAGGGAGTAGGCAATTTGTACGAATGGGCAATGGCTATGTGTGAACTGCGGTGGCCGAAGTGTGACTCTAGAACAGAGGCTGGTAGCTTGCTGTGGATAGCTTCTCATCCGTTCAAGGTGTCCGAGAGACCCACGGCGAAGTTGAATGCTGGTGCAGAAGTTGTCGGCATCGAAGTGGAGGGTACGCGCAAACTTGTCGTTCTGGACTGGGACTACTACACCGAACCCGATGTTGACAGACCGCAAGATGGTCCGCGTAGAATTGCTGCATTCCCTGGTAACAAGATGCACTTCACGGGAGAGGTTTGGTTACCTCCATTCACCGTCAAGAGACGATTCCTGCTTGGATCGTCACTTCTACACAGAAGGCAATGGTCGCCTTCTACAAGAAGTAACTAGGAGGATGGAAATGACTAAGTGTGGCAAATGGCATGCCGTATTCTGCTTCTGCCGAAGATAAAAATGCGTCAGGTGCGATTGAATCGTGCCTCGTTTTCTGTGTGGGCGAGGCGCGATGAACCCGGAGGGAAAGGCGTGGAGTTATCTCCCTTTCACTGCGCCGAGTACCTTCGACCATGTCGGGGTGGTCCCGCCCGATGGTTCCAAAACGGGACAACTCTTCACGGCACAACGCTACCCCATCCCCCAGGGTGACCATGTTGTGCTGTGAACCGGGGTGGCCCCGCCCGGTGGAAACGGGGCAATCGCAAAAGGGGGGAGCCGCCTAAGCGACTCCCCCCGAGTAGGTAGCTTCAAGGCTCCCCGCAGTTGCAGCGCAACTCACACTGAGTTCACACTAACAAGAAGCCACCTACAAAATGAACAGTAACGGAATGATCGTTACAATCAATCCGCCAAATCCCCATGACAATCCTTCGCATGTCTTGTGAAAGTTCTTGGTCCCAGAGAAAAATCCCTCGTCTTTCGATTGGGCTTGTTCTCTCAACAGCCCCCAAGCACACCAAGTAACAAACACGCACAATGGAAACAGCGAAGCGTTCCAATAGACGGGAATGAGTAGCCCTGCAATTGCAGCACCACCTATTACATGAAGAAGATTGTCCCATGTAAGTATGTCATCAAACAACATTAGATTCTCCCGAGAGCCCGACACACTTGAGCATCTCTCAAGATGCTTTCCACCATCGGTGTTCGTCCATGCTCCTCGATGTATGCAACCAACTCTTCCGTGCCCACCTCAGACCAAGCCATGCACGTTGGTGTCAGGCGACTGCCCGATTCACAATTAACGATCATCAATAAGATCACGGATAGCATCAGTATCTTCAGCTTCCGGTAATGCTTCATTCAAAGCCTCACGAACTCTTTCAAAATTCTTGATGTCAAGTTCGGAGTGATCACGGTCAGACTCTGCGTATCCAAGAAGTCTCGATAGACCAACAATCGTAGCCAAGCAAGCAGCACCAAGAACAAGAGCGATAATCAAAATTTCCATATCAATTTCCCAGGAGAACACATGGCAAGATCATCGATGAAGTTTCGACAGAAGAGTACGCCCGAAAGAGAGAGGCAAGTAAAGAAACTCAAGAGAGTCAAGAAGACCATCATTGTACAAGGACAGGAGCGAACCGTAAGAGTTGCAATCTGTCCCCCCCCGATGGAATGCGAAGACCTTGCACCTCCCCGGCGAATCAAGAAGAGAGTAAGAATCAAGAAGCGATAGACCCTAATTCACTCCGATCTTCGCAACTGCGCTTCGACCGGCAGCAATCAAGGCCAACATCAGTTCCTGTTCCAGCAGTTTGTTGTCCGAAAGCAAGGCACCAAGATCTAGGCTTCCCGGTGGTGTGCCATTCACAAATGTGAGAATCGCCAGCAACGCCAAAAGAATGTACGTCTTCTTTCCACTCAAGAATGTCATAACACTATCCATCATATTACTCCTCAATACTCCGAATAACTCAAACCATCATAGACCAGTCTTTCTGATCTATTCGAATCGGAAACAACAAAGGTTCTTACACCAGCAACAGAAGCATGAATCCAACCGGAGTTCGGATTACCAATCCTGTGGTACTCCAGTATCAATTGATCAAAGCAAAGATTCTTTGAAACAAATTCAAACACATCCACATTGCTTATACCCGGAACCTCAAAGTCGGCAGCTTGACCCAGGCAGTGTTGACTGTTCGGTCTACTTCCAACCGCAGAGTTAAGTGCCACGCTTCGGTAGCCAGATGATGGGCTGAACGGAATCCCGTAGTTCATACGAACTGGCTCCAGTATCTCTTCGCAAACCAACTTCAACGCCTCAATCTCTTCGTTGCCTGGGATGTTCTTGATCCCAAGGCGAACAGCGGTTGAGCTTTGAATCATCTCGCCCAGCGTGAAGTGGGGCGTCAGCCTCTGCTCGATGTTTACCAACTGTTAATCTGCCTACGCATTGCTGGAGACATACTCATCAGCGAGGCGCGCATGTTGTTCAGGTTCCATAGGGCGTCTCTCATCTCGTCATCAGACATACCACTTCGCCTGATCATCCTTTCCTGCGAGCGAAGCTCGCTCAAGGACTTATCAATATCTCGGACCATGTCCTTGAAGACCAAGACATTTGCATTCTCCATCTCATACTTGAGGGCTCTGCCGGGATCTCTCTCTTTGAGGATGTTAACAGTTTGAACTACCTCATTGATCTTGCCCCTGACCTCGTAGAAAGAATCAGCATCCTTCGTACCAAGCCCACTCTTGAGGAACCTTCTGAAGAAAGGCTTCTGACTCATAAGAGATGTTGGCTTTGTAGTGAAGCCAAAGGCTGGACGGTGGAGAATCCAGTCCGATGCAAAGAATGCATACGTTGCAACGGAACCAAAGTAACCACGAAGCGTGTTCTCGATAGTGAGGGGACTCACCACTTCCGCCTTGCCGAGAAGCCTCGCAACAGCAGGAGTTGTGTCTCGATACTGCTCCGAAGTCTTAACGCCCTCCATATAGAAAGGAACAATCGGTTGCATCGTAAACATGTTTATGTTGAAAGCCGCCTCTGCAATAGGCTTAACAGCTTGGGGTATCGGATTGAAGTTCAGCGTGGAGAATGTGGAATGCATCGCAGCGTCCAATGATTCATCCAGGGTCTGACCCATTGCAACACGAACAATGTTTTCCGGCAACCACTTGAAAATAATACCCGGTTCAAACGGAGTCGGAATAGCAAGGAACTTAACATCCTTGGAAGCGAACGGACCCAACGGGATCAGCCAATTGTCAGCCTTTACATGGAGAGGTTGTCTTTCAAAGTCATCATCATCGTGGGTCATCATCGCGTAGAGCATGCTCATCCCAGCAATGTAAAGACCACGCCTCACCAGGGCAGTGCGAGCAGCCTTCGAATCCTTTCGCAAGATATTCCTGCCGCTTATACCACTCCTTGCAAACACATCTAGTCCCTGAATGCGTGAGTTCGTAAACGGAACAACCGATGTGAGGAGCTTCAAGCCCTCGGAATTTCCGTGCCTTCCGAAATTCAAAGCCTCAACAGCCTGATGCCCACCCTCCATCATTGCCTGGATGCCTGCATCCTTTTCGGACAAACCCATCGTAATGTAATCTGCCTTGGCAGATTCATAGGAATCTCTAAACACCTTCTCGCGAGCAATGTTCTCAGCAATGTTGCTCGCCTCTCCAAGGGCATCCCACATCTTTCCGATCACAGCTACTACATTCTTCTCCTGATTTATGCCACGCATAAATTTACGCTGGATACTGTTGAGGTCCGTATCTCTCATCTCGTAACCGCCAACACCTCCAGTTCTCTTGATCATCGAATAGATCTCACTGAATCCCTTTGTTGGATCTCCAGTCCTAGCCCCCTTGTATCTATTGATCAGTCTTTCAAAAAGCATTGAATAGGAACTGTACAAGGCACTAACTGGATTCTTGTCTGTGCCATGAACATTGTAAGTAAAGACTGAATCGCGACCCGTATTTCCAAACATGAAATCGGGCATCCTCGTAACCATCTCCCTGAGAACTCTTGCTGGAATAGAAGCTGCCTTGATCAACCCGTGAACTTCCGGGGCAACACCATCAAAGGATCCCATCATTGTGCGAAGCATCGGCTCATCATCAATCTCATAATGAACCACCTTGCCCTTCTCGCGAACACTCACCGTAGACGCAGTCGGAGCATCCACCTTGCGAGCCTGTTCATGAATCTCTTGATCTCGGATAGCCCTTCTTGCTGCAAGGTTCTGAACACCAGCAGTCAAAAGAGCATTCGTGTTCCTCATCAAGGCAGTAATGGGATCAACCAACTCGCCCTGGCTGAATCCCCTGTACTTCTTGGAAGGAGTAGTAGGCAGGATACTATCCAAGAAGCGATACGAGGAATCCTTGTTCAGCTTGTCCCTGAATACCCTTTGCATCTCCTCTGTCATCTCACCGTCTAGGTTCAAATAGAACGGTAGATAGTCAGCATGCTCCACCCAAACAGCAGCCTCTTCCTTCGTTATTGTCTCTGTATCAACAAGGAACTTGACCACTCCCTTGTTCCAGTTCTGCATGTTTTCCCATGCAACAACAATCTCTGGATCTTCCCAGCCAATCTGAAGTCCCTCTCGAATTGTCTCATCATCAAACGGGACCGGCTTATTCTCATACTTGAGCTTGTTGTACGCCCTAACTGCACGACCAAAGGCAAAGGTCTTCACGCTCCGATTCTCATCAGGGCGACCAATCGTCCCAAGTATCTTCCAGATACCACCAGTTCCAGACCAAGCATCAGGATTGGGAGCAACATGTTTTCCGTATTCAATCGAACCTGTCTCTGGATTGTAAACGGGGATGTTCGAACGAGTCTCGCTAACAAGCTCAGTCTCTTCTATGTAGACAGACCCCTCTGATGCGTGACCACCGGGTAGCTCAAGCTTGGAGAATACGGGGATGCCGAAGAGCATCGCGTTCTCCGTGAGAGATCCGACCCGATCAACCAGAAGCGCCATAGCGTGAGCAGAAACGGATGCCATCTCGTAGACCGTTAGTCCAAGCTTTCCATCTGCCCTCATCTTCTCTATGCGCTTCTCTGTGGCAGAAACTCCCTGGGTGAAAATCCTTTCGTACCTATCGAGGTAGCGCATTCTCGCTTCTTCGATCCAAGGAATGTCGTACTCCTGTCGCCACATGATTGCCTTTATCATGCGACCGATCAGGCTATCTGCGTTCGGCTCTCCCTGGGGAACAAGCTTGCCTACTGCATCCTTCTGAGCAACTGAACTGTAAGCTGCACTTCGATCAACAGCGAACCTGCCCTTTGAGGACTGGGTCTTCCACCAAGCTTCCGCCACCTCCGGGCGACGATAGTTTTCAAACACCATCACCGACTTGGTCTTAACACCCTTGCCTCTCTGCGGACCAGTAAACTTACTGGGAGGAGGCATGTTCTCACCGTATCTCTCTGAAACAAACGCAGTAGTCAGTGAGTAGTGATCGGGGAGTTCAACGCCATCAACAACCTCTCCATTCCTGTACTCCATAACAACAACACCGGGACTCTTGAACTCGGCATCATCCCAGAAGAAAACCATCTTGTTATCAAATGGCTGATGAAGGGGAATAATGTCACCACCCTTTAGCCCCCTGGGCTGCAGGCCCATAGACCTTGCAAATCCCTGGATAAACTCTTTCCAGTTTTCGTAGGGAGTATTGTTGCGAATCTCTTCATCATGACTCGGCCTCTCGGTTCCATTCGGAAGAACCCTGGGCAACTCAATGTGTCTCTCGCCATACTTGGCAGTCGAGCCGTAGGGAACTAAGAGGGGAACACCATTCCCTGCCTTCCTGTACTCACCTTCAGCATTGAACTTGATGAAGCCCCAAGTGAAAGGCCAAAGGCCACCAGCATCATGCCGCCTCTCCTTTGCCTCAGCCTCCTTCCAGGGGGGAATACTCAGAGATCTTCTATCACTGGGATTGCGGACAGAATCCTGTGACTCTTCACGCCGAACAGCAGCACGACCAACAAAACTTCTACGCGGGCGAGTCGATGCTCTTAGCTTTCTCTTCCCGTACTCAACCTCTCTGACATAGACCGTATTGCCTACTGAGTAAGCATCCGTTCCGCCGATAACCTCACGACCGTTCTTCTTGTCGTAGAAGTAAACTCCCTTGTGAGGATCGAATCCAACAGGAGTCCATTTGTCTATATCCTTGGGCCTAGACCTATCCTGAGTAAGCTCCCCCTCTACTGTTGCGAACGGAGACTTGTACTCTCCTTCATTCAGAACCTCCCCCGCCCTTACCTCATCAGATTCAAACGATACCGGACCACGAAGCCGTACAACCGAATCATAACCAACAGAAATTCCGGGAAGCCTGGAGCCCTCACCGTGAATGGACTGAACGTACTTACCAGTCTCATTAAAGAAGGGTATGTCTATCCGAACCCTCGCCTTCGTACCATCCAAAAGCCTACGGTACCTGCCGTTCCTGTCAGTCCAACCACCGTTCTCATCTAACTCCCGATTCTTCTGAACGCGATCACCAAACTTCTTACCTTTCTCATTCATCTCTCTCGCACTAGGAATAAGACCCTTGCTGAGATCTAAGAACTCAGAATTTTCCCAGTCACCAACAGGAATGAATGCACCGTCAGACCACTTGCCTGTTAACTCATCAAACGAGGCAGTGCGTGCCTGAGCCCTCGCCTGATCCGGGCTAAGGATACCCATCTCTTCACGCCGAACAGCAGCACGACCAATGCCTTCGGTGTCGAGTGGAGCGGGTTGGATAGAAACCTGATTCTTGTTAAACGCAACAACCTCAGAAAGATTCCCATCCACAAATTGAACTATGCCATCATAGCCCTGCGACCTTGCTCTCGATCTAATCTTGTTCCTAACATACCCGTATTCCTCCTCCTCCTTCTCTACAATATTAAACGCACCATCCTCACTAACACCAAGCTGAACAAGCAAATCTACTGCCGGATTACGAAAATCATCCGTTGATGTATCAACAACCAATGGATTCTTAATGTCAACTCTCGCAGGAAGAACATTCCTCCCCCAGCCTGTCGCCCTTTCAGCATACGGTGTTAGATAAATACCATTTCCAAGAGAACCACCCTCGCTACCAGACCTGATAGTGGTCAAGTCAGTAGCATCAGTACCATGAAAGAATGTCGTATCGGATATTCCAGAAACATCATCTGGTGTAATACCAATTAGCTCACGCCTAACAGCAGCGCGACCAGTGCCTTCAGTAGAGAGAGGGTTACCAATAGGCTTGCCGAGAGGCTTTATTCTTCTCTGATCCCTACCAAGCGGAGGAATATCTACCGACTCATCAAAGCGAATAACATCTTCAATTGGATATCCATATGTACGAACACGGTTACCAAAATAGAACTCATCACCCTTAGTAACCAAATGTTTGTCTTGGTCTTCCAAGAACTCTTCTTCAGTATTGTAGAGTATTCGCTTACCAAGCTTCGCAGCACCATCGGCTCTACCACTGTCATCACGAAGTAAAACCCATCCGGGCGCAGCCCCATCAGCCTTAAGGGATTGACCAGAAGTCTCAACGGTCTTCTCACCACTAAGAATTCTTTCTGCCCAGGGACCATGAACAATCAAAACTTGGTTAAAGGAATCTGGCACTCCAACATCACCACGACGAACAGCAGAGCGACCAGTATCTTTAGTGGATAGAGGGTAACCGGTAGTCTTGTCTCTTAGATGTGGTGGAAGTTGGGAGAGAAAACCTCTCCCCTCACCTGTGCCAGGGAAAGTTTCAGATGTTTTGGAAGCAACAGGATCAATTGGCTGATCTGAAATAGTTCTGCGCGCAGGCAGTCCCAACCGAACATCTCTTGCTGAACGAAAAGAAGACGTTTGGACACGCCTAGCATCTAGGTGGCCTGCCTTGATTAACCTCTTTGAAGCTTTCTCAAGATAAACTTGCTGACGTTTCTCTACGTCTCTCGCGATTCCCTGGATCGCACCCTCGGCGTGGGCGAGATTACGAAGGCGCCTCCCGTAACGCTTGAGGACAGTTTTCGCTCTGCCTCTGGTGACAGCCGAAACTTTCCCGAGTAAATCAAATCCTGTTTCGCCTCCTGTTGCTCGCGTTGCGACGGCTGCGGCAGAAGCTTGCTCTTCTCCGACTCCAAGTCTTTGTAGTTCTTCGATGACATCTTCAAAAATCCCCCTTGTAAACCGATCTTTGATTACAGAGTAATCAGTATTCTCAGTATACACACTCCGATAGGCATGTCTCTTAACTCCAACAGGAATGCCAAGCTTGTCAAATCCAGAAGAAACAATTGCAGCGTCTATTTCATCCTGAGAAATTCCCAGCGGACCATCATCATCCCAGCGTGGATTAACATCTAAGACATATCCACCAGGAACTTCATATCCACTAAGAGAATGTCCTTCTGGCAATGCTTGATCTAAAGACCTTAGAAGATCTTCAGTCATCTCGATCTCACCATTCAGGAAAACTGAGTAACCCTTTGTCGATCCCTCCGGAACAGCTTCACCATCATTCAAAAGCCTTACATGGCTAGCCGCCATTGCTGCCTGCGACAAATGCTCACCAGCAATCGCATTGAAAATTTCAATCTGCTCATCGGTAAGAACTACACCTGCGCCCAGAATCTGACCAAGTGGTATTCGCAAGTTAGGTGCAACAGCACCCTCATATGTTCCAGCTACTGCGAATGGTGCATTAACTCTTGCACTAACAATCCGCGACAATTTATCGGAGCGACCAGTAATCGCACGGACCAACTCCTCCCACGGGGTTGGCTTGCCCTTCGCTGAAGCCGACATCGGACCTGTAAGAGTTGCCAGATACTCCCTCTCCGACAACTTGTCACCAACAGACTGGGCTAAGTCAAACAGCATCCTAGCTGAACGACCCGTATCCGTAAGCAAGGTACCTACTTCGACCGTCGCCTTCGGAATTTTGCGGAAGACGGGAACAGTTGGACGAAGTGCGTCAACCAACTTGGGGTCTAGGAGTGCATCGATGGAAAGTTTTTGTCCATCAATACCTCCCACGCCAGCAGACTTGAGAAGCTGAATCATATTGGCCCACTCAGACCGATAATCATTACCCCTGATGTTCTCAAGTGAACCAGACGTATCAACACCTTGATCGGAAGTTCGCAACTGAACCCAGTTTCTAGCCTGTGTCTGCCAGGGTTGGTGAGGAATTTTTTGGGGTGAGTTCTCGTTGATCCACTTTGTCAGAAGAGTCTGGTGAACTGCCATCACTTCATGCAAGCTGGGATTATCAGCAAGCTGCTTCTCTGTTACATCATAAATGCGACCCACCCAAACATCATTTACAGGGAATGGAACAGGAACTGGCATGCCAGACGTAAGCATGAGAGTGCCACTAAATTGACCAGTCTTGTTTCCATCCAAATTAGTTACATCTACACCATCGCGAGAGAGAGCCTTCCCAACGGGACCAGTCATAGCAAGATCTACATCAACTGGAACTTCCCTTAGAACCTGAGAAAGAACCGAAATCGCACGATACATATTATCTCTTGGCTCAGTCCGCGCAGAAGTTGCACCGATTAGATCAAAGAAAAGACCCATAGTGCGATTATCCAGGGGTGGAAGATTTTGTCCAAACGTCTCACCACCCAACTCGTACCAAAGCTGTGCGCTAAGGGGGAGGCGGAATGCAGCGTCCACTTCTTCTGGAAGAAGACTGAACGATGCTCCCGTTTCCTCTACGGCATCCCTCGCTGCGATGCTCACACGATTCAGCGTCTCCTGCCATATATCAACGAGAGCTTCTCTAAGCTCTCCGACATCTCTGATGCCAGCACCTCGCTCGTTCAACTCTGTCTGAGAAAGATCGGTCCAGGGAACACCATCCGGTTGCCCCGCAGTGTAAGTAGACGAACCATCTGTAAGCCTTTCAGCCTCCGGCAAGATCGCATCCATCCTGTCCGCTACAGCATCAGCACCCCTGCTAGTTTCCTGACGAGCCGCCTCTTGTATCTCTGGTGTTATATCTCTTCTCAACGCAGCGCGACCAGTGCCTTCGGTAATAGGAACTCCAAGTTCTTGTGGAGCTAATCGTTCAAGTCTATCACGAACATCGGGTGAAAATTTGTCCAGCATTGCACCAGGGACACTCATCCCTGCCAAAATCATTCTTGATGCATCCTGAAAACTAGCCAAAATTGGATGCTCTACTGCTCCAACAAAACGCTCACCACGAAGGTACGCCTCAGACATACTCTCTGCTTCAGCAATTTTCTGGTCACTCCATCCTTGTCTTTCAATGAAATCATAATTCAATCTTCCATCTGGCTTAAGCCATGTTCCACCACCACGAGCAACGATAGGAATCCTCCCAGGATCAATCTCGACACCCCCCTCAAAGAACTCAACCTGCTCTTTCTTTGAGGCAGACCTCTCTATCTTTGAACGCTCCCTCTTTGGAAGCTCAGTTGTAGCTATCCACTGCCCACCGGCATACCAATCACCGTTGGGTCCATACTCGCCACCAGTCCTAGCCCTTGATTGAACTCCATCATCTTGAACAAGGTCTTCCCGACGAAGAGCAGCGCGACCAGTGCCCTGATCCTCGACAACGACCCCCTCTTCAACATCTTCTTCGGGGGGAGCATCTGTGTATCTAACCGGAATCCTCTTCCTCTTGCCAAAGAGATCCGTGTACTTTCTCAGCTTGGACTCAGCTACCGGATCGAGAACTGCATCACCGATCCTTGACCGAATCAACTCAAGCCTAGCGAGTCCCTCTTGGTTCAACGCACCCGCTCTCTCTGCGGCACCTAGCTCTCCAGCCTCTTGAGCCAGTACAATGTACTGGACAAGATCTCTGTACTCAGGCTGATTACGTCTCTTGAGCCACCAGATATCCAACATCTTGTCAGCGGCAAGACGGTTACCCATCTCCTTGCCCCAAAGAACTTCAAAGACTTCAGAATCTGATTTGTAACCAGCGCCGTTCAGTGCATTTCTGAGCTTCCCAATTACGCTCGCAGTTCTTCTGAACAAAGCAGCAGGCTTACCTGTGATTGCCGCAGGATCATTTGCGAAATCCTGACGCATGAAAGCCACAGCTTCTTCGTTGTAGTCATCATCGAACCAGCCCTCAGCTTCTCCCTTCACACCATAGGTATCAAGGGCCAAGTCGTAGTACGTCGTACTCACCGGCTTGGGATCAAGGCCATTCTCCAACCTTCTATCATTGATCCGCTTCAAGACACTCGCCTTGATGGGAACCTTTCTCGCGTACCTGACGAAGACCTTCCATTCCCCTGGAGAAATCAAACCAGACTTCCTGTGGGAATGAATTAGTTCATGATCTGTCCTTCGACCAAGCTCTTCTAGTATCTCCTTGTCACTTAGATTCTCCATCCCGGGATCAAGGCTAAGAGAGATAGTACGGGTGACACTGTTGAATCCAGCCTCCGCTCCCTTCATCCCCCTGACAATCTTGACACCTATTCCACGCAGGTTTCGACCGGCAAGTTCCTTCTCAATCGCCTTCGCCAACCTGTCCAACAACTCTTCCTGTGCGGGAGGAGCGTTCGTGCCATCCGGCTTTAGCCTCTCGGCAAAACCCTTCGGGTCATCGCGAAGCTGCCTTATATTTTCAGCAGTGACACCCGCCTCAATTAGATCACCACCAAAGGACTCACCACCGACTCTCGACGCCTCGTAAGACTGCCTCTGAGTCTCTGCCTCTGAGGGATCAGTGCCGGAGAAGAAGGCCCGAGTTGCAGGCTTACTCCTGCGACCACTCTCTGTGACTGTTGTCTCATTGACAACGAATCCATCCTCCCTTTCATAGGTGTAGTTCCGCTGGACAGCCTCGCGGCCAGCGAGAAGCTCTCGCCTCTTCTTGTTCTTCGCCCTTTCGTAAGCAATCCTTGAACCCTTGTGGATCGAGCGAGCAATCGCATTGCTCTTGTCCCTAGCCTTCTTCTTTTCCTCCTGCGTAAGACCTCTCTCTTCCCAGGTCGCTTCCTTCCTTAAGCGCGGGAGCATCCCCGGACGGGGATCACCAAGTTCGGGTCCCGAAACCCTCTCCCTCCCGGTCGGATAGGGACCCTCTCCCTCCCTTCTGTTTCTGTATGTATCCCTCGCGATACCGCCAGCCAACTCAGACTGCTGCTTGATATACGCATCTGACTCAGCCCTGCTTCCAGATGTATTAACAACCACACCATTGCTGTCACGAACAACCCAACTCTTCTGATCACCGAGTTGCTTCGCCTTCTTCCTTGCCTGCTCTTCGTTGTCGTAATTTCCAACAGGCTCAGAGCCAGCCGTATCATCCCTGACCACCCACTGCGGAGACTCTTCCACCGAATATTCGTATTCGGTAACAAGATCAGCCTTCGGACTGGAAAGAAGTGGCGTGTCCGCAGAAACAACTTCGACACTGGGGGCAAGCTCTTCTGCTGGCGCAGTAAGTCTCGATGGAAGAATCCCTCGACCACGCGCGGCAAGCTCCTCCCTTGTTCTCGCTGCGGCAGATTCCTCAAAGCTTCTGATCCGCTCTCCACGAGCCTCATTCGCCTGAGCCTCAGTTCTGTATGACTTGTCCTCTGTGACACCGTTCACACGCAGGAAGAATCTCTCCTCCCTCTGTGACGTTGGCTCTACCGGGACATAGCCATCCTTGTCCAGCTTGATGTCATTACGATTTACAGCATCCTGAATGGCGAGTTCGTAGAACTCCTCATTCCTGATTCCGGTAATAGATCCGAACTCTTCAGGGTTGGGGAAGCGACCCTCAAGGTTAATGAAATCAACAACCTTGTCGTATTCAACTTCGGTCAGCGCAGAGGAAGTGGTTGGCCTCGTGCGAACAAGCCTTAGCTTTCCATCCTTCTTTTCAACCAATCGAAGATTGACCATTGCTCGCCTGTATGCTGCAACAGTTTCATCGACAACCTTCTTGTCAACATTTTTGAAATTGAGCTTTCCGGTCTGCTGGATCGCAGTTCTAATCTGCGAATCAGTATCCGATAGAGGGATCGCTCCACTCTTCTTACTGCTGTTGGACCGAATGCGAGACGCAACGTCGATGGCATCTTGGTTGTTCGCAACAGAGAAGCTGATGCGCGCATCTTGAACCGGCATCGAAGCAAGCTTGTCATAAACCTGCTTGAGTTCCGCCGCGTTCATGTCATCAAGATGTTCCTTTCCGACAGTTCTTCTTGAGAACTGATGGAAGCCAGCATCCTCTGAGTTGATGTTCCGGTCCTTCGCTATCGTGTGTATATCCGCTGCCGTTGGAGCGGCAAGAAGGGAAGCCTCAAGGGGGATCCGACCAGCCTCAGCCGCCTCCCCAGCAACACGCTCTAGCTCATTGGCCTCTGCTTCCTCGGCACTCTTGACTTGGTTGTTGACAACAAGAGCCCTGTCCTCGTATGACTTTACTAAACCTTCTTCTGCCCTCTTCTGCTTGGTCTGCGACCACTTCGCACTTACTCCACCAATTCCACCAAAGGCAAAAGACGGACCAATTGTAGAAAGAAGTACCTCTAGGTATTCGTCTCTTGCTTCCTTGCTGGCAGGGCTCACCTCAAGACCAGCAGCACCACGCTCGATTGCTTGCTGTCCAAGTTCTGCAACGCTCTCCTCAAGCATCACAGCACCCATTCTTTTGACAGGACTAAGGGCTTCTAGTCCTGCCATTGTTTGAGCAAAGGAATTCCTAACAGCCTCAATCCCACCCTTGCTAAGACCCTGTGCCCCGCCGCGAGTAATCGCCTGCCTTCCTGCAGTCGTTGCAATCTCTGTCCCAACACCGAGAGCAACCTTGCCACCCGCCATCAACACAAGAAGACCATCGAGTCCAGCTTGCGTTCCAGCAGCCATTGTCTGATTTATTAGATTGTAGTCATCGACACTGACTTGACCGTTCTCAACACCACGCTCGATATTCATCGACAGGTAGTTGAATACCTGGGTGCCAAGGAACCCCATAGTTCTGCCAACAACAGCACCAAGTGCCCTTCCTGTAAGACCACCAACAACTGTTCCGACTCCAGGGGCAATGACACTTCCGGCCAGTGCGCCAAGCCATCCAAGTGCAGCACCGCTAACAATACTTGGAAGCATGAACCCGAGACTCTCTCCAATCTTCTCGCCACTGAATTCTATGAACTTTGCCGCAGCATCAAGGACGCCCTCATCTTCGTATGCCCTTGAAACATCATCGAGAGTTGTTAGCCCTGGAGCAAATCCATGAGCCGTTTTGGATATACCGTGGAGTCTCTCTGAGGTCAGATCAAAAGCTTCCTGATCATCTCCGAACAAGGCACCCACATACGATGCACCAATTGGAATTCCGTAGACCGAGCGATAAAGAGCAGAAAGACCTGCGTCGAGCATGTTGCTCTCTTCTTCTTCTGACACTTCGCCACGGAAAGCCATTGGATATGCCTCCCGCGCAGACTCTCTTGCCTCCTCTTTGTCTATTCCAATTGGAACATTCATGAAACTTCCGTCAGGAAGAATCAGTTCGTAAGTATCTTCAGCCTCTTCCTCTACGGGCTCTGCCCGTGCAACCTCATCAACCGGAGCCTCCTCTTCTCCGGGGAGAGGAACCCCGAAACGCCGCATGTTCTCTTCGTAGCGATTGATAGTGTTGCCCTGACTGTCCTCAAAGGAACCAGTCACTCTTCTCACATAGTCTTCAGTCTCTTGATAAGGAGGAATACCTCCATACTTATCAACAGCACCGGGACCAGCGTTGTAGGCTGCAACGGCAAGAATTGGATCATCACCATACTTGGTCAACAGTCTGTCTATGTATGTAAGACCACCGCGAATTGACTCGCGAACATCAAGGGGATTGGAGACACCAAGCTCGCGTGCGGTTTCTGGCGCAAGCTGGAACAAGCCAGCGGCCCGGTATTCACCCTCCCTGTCCTCATTCACGCGAGAGGCAATCGAAGGATCGAAGTTGGACTCCTGCTCCATCATGGAAGCAGCAAGAGCCGGGTTGATACCCCGCTTGCGCGACTCCTCTTCAAGATACCTCAAGAGGTCTTCGCGATTTGCACCAGAGATAGAACCACTAGACAGTGGATTCCCGTACAAATCTGTCGCGCTAGAAAGGAACCCCTCTAGTTCACTAGATGTGTACCTACCAGCCATACTTCTTATCAACCACCTTGATTCGCCCTGGGAACAAAGTCGCGATTGATCCGCATATCTACACCCGAAACCCGCTTTCTGGCAAGATACAAACCCTGCAATCGTTGCTCCAAATTCTCCTTCATCTTGCGCTCATGATCACTCATTTGATCAGGGCTCATAAGAGAATATCTAGTACTAATAGTCTCCTCAATCTCTAAAATTGCCTTATCAATACCCTTCAGACTCTCCCTCTTCATGTAACCAGCAGCACGCCCCTCGGCAATTTCCTTGTGAACAGTATTGATCGAATCCTGAATAGCCTTTGCAGAAGCTTGCTTCTGCCCAGCAAGACCTATCTCAAGTTCACCCTTGGCCCTGGCGAGAGCAATATCTCTGGCAGACTTATCTTCTTCCTTGAACACCTCGATACCCATTTGATCAAGAGCAATGCGGGCTGTTGCCAAATTCCTCTTTCTCTCGTTTTCACTAACTTCCCTGTTCCGTATAACCTTCCTTGCATTACTAATACCTTTACCAAGTCCCGCTGCTACACCTGTCTCCTCATTGACGCTGGGATCTAGGAAGCCCTCGGCAAGAGCAAGGAGAATGTTTCGCCTCTTGTCTGCATCACTCGGTCCAGCGAAAGTCTCTTCAAGCTCGGACCTTCTCCTTTCAAGGATCTCCCTCTCCTTGTCACCACTATACGCAGAAATAGCCCCCAACGACTTTCTGTAAGCATCAAGAGGGTCCTCGGTTCTCGGAACTCTTCCCGTCACCGCAACTCGGCGCTCAGCCTCGGCCCGCCGGGCAGCTTCTTCCTTGGCAAGCAGAGCGGCCCTCTCATCAACAATCGCATTCAAGGCTGGATCTTGTGACGAATTAACTTGCGTGGATAATCCATCAACTGGTGAAGTGAGCGATACATCAACTAAAGATGGATCTTGAGTAGAAAGCACTTCCTCCGAAGAGGAGTCTGGAACCAATAGACTTTTCTCAAACTCCTCCCCAGCACGAGTTCCAAGCATGAAATGAGTACCAGCGGCCCGCTGTACCGCACCTCGTGCCGCTTTGGCTTCTCCCACCGCACTAAAAGCATCCCCCAGGAAAGAACCTACTCTACCGGGCACTTCACCCAACCAAGTTGGAAAACCTTCCCACTCCTGACCAGCCCTAATCTTGGCCTCCTCTTCCCTCCTGTCCCGCCTACGTTGAGCATCAACCTCCCAATAGTACGGAAGCCTCTGGCTCTGATTGTATCCCTTAACAAGACCACCCCTGTTGGCTCCTTGAACCATAGTGCCGGGAAGAGGGCGTTCGACAGGCGGGTATGCTTGCTCGATACCAACGGGTCCTTGCAACTGCTGGGGAGCGGGGGGTCCAGCCGGTGGCATACCCACAGGCATACCGGGGGGCATTCCTTCGGGAGGCGGCATAGGGATTCCACCCGGAGGTGCGCCACCGGGAGGAGCAGAGGCAGACATCACAACCTCCTCTGCCATCGAAACCTGGGGAGCGGCCTGAGCCTGCTTCTCTCTATTAACCCTGTCTCGATCTTCCTTCCTGCGATTGATCTCCGAGAAGACCAGATATTGCATATGAGGAAAGCGGGGTTGCTGCATCTCTTCAAGCAGCATGTCGTCACCCCAACCCTTCAACTCATCCTCAATATCGATCACGCTACTAAAGGAAGGGGCTGATGAATGACCACCAGCCCCATTCGCACCAAAGGTGTTTCTCTTCATTTCATCCCTCTGTACCGGAAGCTATCCACCCACCTGATTTATACCGGAAGCTATTGCAGCAGCACCAAGACCAGTACCAATTGCCTGCGACATACGATCCGGTCCCGGGCTTGTGATTGCGCCGGGTCCCACCGGGACTCCAGAAAGAATCCCCTGCAACCAATTCATCTGCGTCTTGGGATAATCTGTTTGCGCTCTGTAATCAGCATATGCCTGATCAAGATATGCTTGATCCTGCATTCTCTGCATTTCACCCGTAGCGCCAAGATTCCTCTGCATGGCAAGCTGCCAATCTTGGGCACTCCTACCAAGACCAGCCGTTGTTTGTGCCAACCCGGAATAACCACGAGCCGCGTTTAACAAGTTCCTTTGGTTCTGCTCTTGTGACTGGAGTGACAATTCTGCCATACGCTGGCGATCCAATTGGCCCATCTTTGCGGCTTCAATGTCCGCGCGTTGCTGTCCCTTCCAAATGTCCACACCGGCATCCCAACCACTCTGACTACCAGCGGCCTGGATATCAGCAAGTGTCATTGCCTGACCCTGACCACCAAGAATGTCATCCAGTCTCTCGTTGTATCCGCCCGATGCTCCATAGGAAGAATACTGAGATCTGCGATCTCTTTCCTGCCTATCAAAATCCTCTCTCGCCCGCTTGAGCGCAATGTCTGTAACTGCTTGTTGATACGGGGATGCATACTCGTTCGGATCAAACTTTGAGAAGTCGTAGGATTGAGGCGTGAATCCACCAGCGCTCTGGGCCGGAGACATCTGATCCAATCTGGTCACACCCTTGCCAACACTTGATGCTGCGGGACGGGCATACTCATCACCTGTCTCGTACATATTTCGACCTACCCCAAAAGCAGCCTCTTCCTCTGGTGAGAAATCGGAAATCCTCTGGCCCGAATATGCTTCGTAGGGTTGACCGTATGCAAACTGAGCAGCCCTTCCAAGCAACTCCTTGTGATAGGGCTCAGCCCACAGGGGCATGCTCGATGCACTCGACTCTTGCTTGCTACCACCACCACCACCCATTCTAAACCTCCATGCCTATCACAACGTAAAGCTTCTCTGCGGAAGGAAAATTCGGAATCACATTTTCGATATCAAATTTCTCAAAGAGAAATGGCTTCATGTAGGCAATCATCTTCTTACACCCAGCAGCCGCAGCTTCCTTGCACAAGCTCTCAACAATCTCTGGTTGGTGTTCAACACCACCAGTTCCTGCAAGCATCTTCACACAAAATTCTTTGTAACCATCCCTGTATTTGCAGACCTCGGTAATGACCACGACCAAGGGGCGGCGAATTACGGGCGGGTCGGACTCAGGCTGATGATCCTCTTCCCAGATCCAAAGAGAAAGACTCCCATTGAGAATGTCCTCTGATACATCGTCCACACTTCCAGAATGTTCATCTGTTTCAACAGCCCTGTAGAAAAAGTTGATCTCTTCTCGTCCAAGTTCCCAGGGCATCTTCCTTGTCAACATTCAATTGATTCCGATCAAACCGGAAGAACTTCTTCTGCAAAAATCTGAGGAGGCTGAATCTCAGTACCATGCCTAGCTGTTCTGATTCTGTTCACCATATCATCAAGACGCTGCGCGCCAGCATTGGTGTCACCATTCCCTAGATCGCTAACAGCAGAAGCATCCACAATGTACTCACCACCAGAAACAGCAATCTGCTCCGGTTCACCACCCTGGCCCCGCTCCTCCATCACTGCAACCTTCAGGCTCTCAAGCTCCGCTTCTCCAAACACTTCAAGGAACTTCACAATTGCCTCTTCAGGATTGGGATGAGTCCCTTCAAGTGCAGACTTCGCGTCAACAACAATCTGAAGCAACATTTGCTGATCAGACAACTCAGCATTCGTCTCGGGAACAACGGCATCGGCTTCTCCAAAAGAAGGTGCAACCGATACATCCATGCCGCCTGGACCCGGGGGCATAATTTGTGCGGGAACAGAATCACTCATCCCGTCGCCACCAGACATCATCAACTCCTGCTCATCTGCTTGGAGTTGACCACGAGTCGGATCGGCTCCCATCATGACAGATGCATCAAGAATGCCACCCGCCTGCATGCCAACTCTGGGGGCAGCGAGTTGTCCGATACTTCCAACTGAATTCACAGACGGTTGAAGACTTGCCATGCCACTAAGAAGGGCGGCAGTTCCCCTGCCACCACCTGCAATACCTGATGAATCAGGAGCCCACGCATTGGGACGAAATGCTCCCAGGTTTCTATTGAAATTCCTGCTGTTCATATCAACTCCTGCATTCTTCTCCCACGAGGGAGTGATTCCATCAATGAAAACCCGGGCATGAGGATTATCCAAAGCTGCCATAGTCGCCGTGTAACCCAATCCCGTAATATCGGGAACGCTACGCCTCTTGCCTGGATCATAACCCCAAGCGGGAGTGGTCTTCGGTGGATGCTTGTGAATTGTTCTGGAAAATTCCTTTCTTCCAGAATCATCCCAACTTGGAGTGCGTCCAGACGGAATACCCTTTACTATGAACTCAGCTAGTTCCGAATGGAAATCTCCACCCTCGGAAACTGGAATGACTGCATTATCAAGACCAGCTTGCCAAGAAGGAGAACCACTACTTGGCGCTCCTCTACCATATAGATCGATGGCACCAGAAGCTAGCGGGGACAAACCCAACCCGGATTCCCACGAGGGACCGCCAGCGGGAAGAGTGCTACTAATACCACCGTAAACTGCCTTCGGCGTGACCCACTTACCAGTGGACCCATGTTGTCGGTTATCGTTTACCCAGAAAGGTTCACCACGGGTCCATCCGGGTGGAAGTGCAGCAGTATCCGCTCTCCACTGTTCAAGTCCGGGGTATCCTCTTGCAATACGTCGCTCCGTTGGAGTCCCTCTGTCACCAGCATAACCACCCCTAGCAAAACCCCTAACAATCCCACCGTTCGCAATCAATCCACCTGCATTACCACGAACAGAGAATCCCCTGTTTCGGGTACTCGGATAGTAAGACCATCCCAAAAGCTCATTGCGAGAAATGTTTGGACCGGGGAAGTTTGCCCGACGAACACCACTCTCATCAAAGTCTTGATCCCAGACGTAAGGAGTTCCTTCGTAATCGAAGTCATCATCATCTTCTTTGCCGGGAAGAAGTGAAGAGGCTGCGATACCAGCCGTACCCGAAAGAGCAGCATTCGTTAGACCGAAGTCTTTGACCTGCTGCATTATGGTGGGATCGGCAGCCTTCTCGGACGCAGCCGTGGCAGCGTCTGCTGCTGTGGAGGCTTGATCAACCACTGCTGCAGGAGCCTGCTCCACTACTGCTGCAGGAGCCTGCTCCACTGCCGTGACAACCGACTCGGGCGCTGACTGAGTGAGAGGACCCGCAGTCTGCCTACCCAGATCCACAGGAGTAATGTCAACCGCTGGAGGGGCAGTAGTGGGTACAGGAGTGGGTGCAGGAGGGGGTGCAGGAGGGGGTGCAGGAGCTAGTAGGCTAACAGGGCCTGGTTGAGTCATACCCGCAATGGAAGATTCAAGCGTACCACCAAGTAGGCCAGGAACTGAACCCGTAGAACCCAAGGTAGAAGCTGCTGGGTTCAGGAGTGCAGAAGTTGACAGTTCAGCGGGACCCATTGCTGACTGAAGCGCCGTATTGATGGCAGTTGCATTGGCCGTACCAGCACCAGTAGTAGCAACAGGAGTAGTAGCAGCAGCACCAGCACCACCGGCACCAGCAAGCGCACCACCCGCATAGCCCATGACCGCACCACCGGCAGCACCAACCAACACACGCTGCCAAAGAGGAACATCCTTGGGACCCATGATTCCTGCACCAGCGGCACCAAGAAGTGCTCCTGCTACAAGGGGAATCCAAGCTTCAGGCAAACCCGTCTTTGGATTTCTGGTAATCATCCCAGGATAAGCAGAAGCCAATCCCTGTAATTCAACAGGGTTGACATGTATCAACGTTGTGTCGCCATAACGACCTTGCTTCGCAAGTTCGTTTGCTAGACCTACATATTCATCAGCCACTTGGACCCCCACCACTCAAAATCTCTACGCCCATTACAGTGAAGTCGTAATCCGCATCATGGGAACTTCCAGTTATCTTTTCACCAGAAGACAAGACCAGCCCAAGAGATAGAGTCTTGGTCCCATTGCCAGGAATAGAGTTCCCCTTTAGTAAATGTGTTTCCTTGCTGGCAGCCGAAACAAGTTTAATGGTAATTGATCCAGCAACACCATCTGTATTACAAACAATGATGCTTGTAACCAGTGTTCGCACATGCAAAGAAGCCGACTTCGGAGACACCTCAACAGTTCCAACTGACACAGCCGCAGCAGACGGAACCTCGTACAAGTCTGCAGAATCAGTCTTGTCAATCGACTCCTGGCCCAGAATTTTGTATCGATCAGTCATAAACCGTTATGCCTTCCTGATTCCCTGGATGCTTATCTGCTGGTAACCAAGGCGAAATGTGTGATCGACCCCGTAGCACAAGTACATGCCACACACATAGTCATTCTCTTCCAACTCCAGTGACATCTTCAGCGTGTAAGAGTGCCATTCGTTGTACGGAATACTGCCCAAAATAATAGACGCACCCGTCGTCAAGACATCGGAGCCAGTCGGAAGACCGTTGTTCTTTTGACCAAATCGCACAAACAGCGCGCTCACATCCGCTGGAGTGGCAGTTGTCTTGAGCACGCTGCCTGTGATTGTCACATCCGCAATGATGGAATCGGAGCCGGTGTATTTGAAGATCGGTCTGTCGCCACTCGGAATCTCAAACACACTGCTGGTGTTGCTCGTCGCATACGAACTGCCGCCGCCCGCGTTGCACGGATACCATGTGGTCGCATCCATCGCTAGACCAGTGGTGTGGGCTCCGGCAAGAAACCCGGAAAGCGAAGCGACGGTTGGAGCCCACTTCATGCTCAGTTCGTTTGTGTTGTCGATACTGGAGATGGCAAGATGATCGTCAACCGCTGCACCCGTGTACGAGTCGGGGAAAATAAACTTGAAGCTACCCGTCATTTCCGACGCAGCGCGCAGATCGACTTTCTTCTCCCCGTTGTCAACATCCTCCTTCAGCGTGACGACCGCAACAGATCCGGCAACAGCCTCCGCTTTGAATTGATTTGCCGTCGAGACATTGCACTCGATATTGCTGGACCCAACATCGATGTTGCCAAAGTTGGAGGTGATGCTCCCCGAATCCAACGCACCGACGCTAGCCAGATTGACAGCAGATGTGATTGCAGCCTGCGCTACCCCAGTCACTGTTGTGGCAGTGTCCGCGTTACCGGTAACATCCCCGGTGAGATCGCCAATAAAGGAAGCTGTTTGAAACTCAGGAGCTGTGTAAGTTTGGGCTTTAATTTCACCAACATACTGTATATCGGCACCGTTGAAATTTACATCTTCTATGTTTACACCATTACCAGAACCAGTTACATCCACTTGATTAGCAGTAACCGCCAAAGTCGAACTCGGCCTAGAAACCGTGCCCGCAGTTCCGGAAATGCGGATATCAGACACTTTAAGCTCAGAACTTGACGGGTAATAGGCCAAATCTGAATCTACTTCTAACTCTTGGTTTCCAGTAGTTCCGTCTACAAAGCCCAAGTAGAGAGGACTGGAGGAAGTTGTATTCTCTGTGACATTGACATTGGTTGCGTTGGTTGCATTGGTCGCGTTGGTCGCAGTGTCCGCGTTACCGGTGAGATCACCCGATAGAGATGCCCAGTCCGCAGTAACCGTGTCTCCACCTACCGAGGAAACCTTAAGGTATTCACCCGCGGAACCTGTATCTCCAGGCAAGGTGATCGTGTACTCATCAGTAGTCTCAGAAGCCTCTATTGTTACTTGATCCGAGAACCCAACCTTGTACCTCCAGGCCGAACAATCCACATAACCATTCAAATGTGAGGCAGTTAGCGTGCCTCCTTGGGGTAGGGACATACTCCCTGTTGATGGATTGAATCCCAACGGACCACCAGTCCCACCATCTGTTGTTACTCTGAGATCCTCATTACCCGTTGAAGTATCAACAAAGGTCAAATAATGGGTAGCGTCCGTAGTTGTTGCTGTGATGGCAGCCTTGGTCGCAGTATCCGCGTTTCCAGTGAGATCGCCTTCCACATCCCCGGTTACATTCCCAGTGAGATCGCCTTCCACATCCCCAGTCAGATCGCCTTCCACATCCCCGGTTACATCCCCGACAAATCCAGCAGAGGAAGTTACAGAGCCCTGAGCGATAACCGCTCCGTTGCCATCAACTGTAAACCTATGCTTGTTGGCAATAAAAGAATTGTTAAAATAATCGATTGCAAATTTTGTCGTACTACCGAATCCTGCGCTATCGCAACGTAGATACAGAAGGGAATCCCCAGCAGCTTCTGAACCAGTAGCTATAGAACTAACTACATACTCATCGCCAGCACCGGTCAGTGCCCTAGTGAACGAACCCGTCCCACCAGTAACATCCCCGGTGAGATCGCCGGTCACATCCCCGGTGACATCCCCGGTTACGTCCCCAGTGAGATCGCCTTCCACGTTCCCAGTGACATTCCCGACCAAATCACCAGATAGAGATGCCCAGTCCGCAACAACTGTGTCTCCCCCAGTTACAGAGGAAACCTTCAGGTACTCGCCCGTAGAAGCTATGTCTCCAGGCAAGGTGATCGTGTACTCATCAGTAGTCTCAGAAGCCTCTATTGTTACTTGATCCAAGAGCCCAACCTTGTACCTCCAGGCCGAACAATCCACATAACCATTCAAATGTGAGGCAGTTAGCGTGCCTCCTTGTGGTAGGGACATACTCCCTGTTGATGGATTGAATCCCAACGGACCACTAGTTCCACCATCTGTTGTTACTTTGAGATCCTCATTGCCTGTCGAGGCATCAACAAAAGTCAAGTAATGGGTAGCAGCGGTAGTCGTGTCTGTGATCGAGGCCTTGGTCGCATTGGTCGCATTGGTCGCGTTGGTCGCAGTCGTTGCAGTGGTTGCAGTGGTTGCAGTGGTCGCGTTGCCGGTTACGTCCCCAATGAGATCCCCGGTAACCACTCCATCCTTCAGTAGGACAGAGTCAACCTCAACACCGTGACCTGATGTGATCTCACCAATATCATCAGTGCCAATTCCAGAGTTGAATACTGCAAGAGCAGAGAAGTCGGATGTATTGTTTACATCCAAAGCTCCGCCAAACGTAGCAACCCCACTGACATCCAGCGTTGTAAAGCTACCCGCACCACCGGGAGGAGTAGCTGTTTCTCCGTCAACATGGATACCAAGGGGCAGTGAAAGAAAAAACTCTCGCTTGATGTTCGCAGATGACTCCGGGTCGCTAAACGTCAAGAACCCGTTTAGTGAAGACGAAAGCTGCAACAAGCTGGTTTCCAACTCCCTGCGAAACCGAGACTCCGACTCCTGAGAATACTCCTCAGGTGCATTTTCAAGCGGACGAAATTCGATAGACATCAACGCATACCATCCGGTCTGGCATCAAATCGAATAGCACCAGACCTCCACTTGAAACTCGTACTTCCACTACTCAACTTCATAGCAATAGTTCTTGCACGCATTCGGATGGCAGTACTACTTCCTGTTGGCTCATAGGTTCCAGTCAGTAAACTGCCATCTCTGGCAAACGTGACATCCGTACTTGAAGAAGAAGAAACAGCATTGCCTGGATAGTCTCTGCCGAACAAGGAGATGTTCACAACAGGCTCACTGGTAAGGAGGGGGTCTTGATAATCAAACAACTGCAAATCTGGAATGATCCGAGACACAAAGGAAAAGAAATCCCCTTCTCCAATTTCAACTTCACCACTTTCAATGTAGGGATCTAGTCCCTTGCTCTGAGCAGAAGATCCTTTCTCGTGAACCATCACGGCAGAATTCTTCACCATCGGAACAGTTGAATATTTTTCGCCAGTTGACAACGGATTGTAGTTAGAGATGTATGTCGCCATTGGATTGCTGTAAACGATTGCATCCCTCCAAGAGGTTCTTGCATACGACTCGCCTCCACCAGTTGCGTAGCTCAATGAAGACATATCAAATTTTCCAATAGACCAAACATTCTCTTCGTAGTTGAACACCACATATCTGTCCGGTTCAAAGGAATCCCTTGATGGATAGAACCACATCACTTCAGAAAAGGCTGAGTTCACCGCAGCAAACGCCTTGCCCTTCTCTGACAAATTGATGTCATCGAAAACATACTTGGAAACAGTGGAGGGCAACGGGGCAACCGATCCGGTGTAAGTATAGAAGCCGTCGTTCCCCATGAAGAAAACAGAATTCACAACATTGACAGCGCAAAGAGGAGACAGAAGCTCAACTCCTTCCGTAATCAATGTGAAACTAAATGTGACAGGAGCCCCGATGAATCTCATCGAATAGACAGCCGCATCCGTGAAGATAACCACCTCGTCCTTGGTGCTTACGCCACCGATAATCCGAGAACCAACTCGCAACACCTGACCACCAGAAGTATTGGTTGCTGTCGGAATCCAATCAAATGGATTGCTTTGGTCAGACCACCTCACAAGAAGTGAGTTCATAACCTCTGGAACCGCTCCCAAATCGTTACAGCCCAGAGCAACACAATGACCATCTTTCTTGGAAATCAAAAAGCTATCAACAACAGAAGGCACACCAACAGCTTCTGTAAACACAGAAGTCTTTGTCATTGCAACGGCAACACCGGATTCACCCACAACGGGAACACCCGTCGATGTATTCTCACTAACATCCCAATAATAGATCGGCCCCCCACTATTGCAGAACATCACATCTTCACCGTAGTTGTCGATGTAGACCCGACGAAGCTCATCCGTTGCAAGCTGGACAGAAGATGCAGTCCCCCAACCACGAAGGGTTAGGCAGATATTCCCATCAGTTCCACCACCATAAGATGGTTCAGGATTTGAAGGTGCGGGAAACGGTGTCGCACCACTACCAATCGCACCCTGTACCGGATAAATGTATGCCCTCTTCAGGGAAACATCCCAAAAGCCAACACCATAATTCTGGAGTAAATAGACAGAACTTATACCATTAACAAGTTCAAGAGAATTAAGACCACGAATAAGTATCCTGAAGCCAGCATCCTCAGCATCTGACGAAAGAGGAATCGTTGAATCCCCTGTATCTACAGACGGAAGCTCGGACAACATTCCATCAGGAATCTTGACCCAGTATCCACCCTCCGTTCCCAACCCATTATCCTGCTCGTAGCCAATAGGATCTTCAACGAGATCATAAACCGTCTTCAGATCCTCATCGCCACCCCACTCACCAGCACCCCAACCAGAACCAGTAACAACGGTGCTGATACCAGAGGTAACCTTGTACGAATAACCTGTACTCGCAAAAGTTTCCTCAGAAGCATCTGGTAGAACAACAACAGGTGGATCAACCGTCCTGTTGACAGTGTAGATGTAATAGACATCAGGACTATCAACCCAAGAAACCTGAAAACCTTCAGGCTGCATCAATATTTCAGATGTCACATCTCCAAGATCGGCAGTTATACCACTGGTAAAAACAACCCAGTCATCAACGGAAAGACCATGATTAGTATGAGTGACACGGATATTTGGCTTCAAATTTTCACTTTTGAAAACCATAGAAACCGTGCCGTCTGCACGAACGGGCGTAATATCATGTGCGCCATCACCAGAGATCACATAGTACTTCCAATCTGTGCCAACAAACTGGAAGTTGTTTCCGCTGTAATCCCTTGATGTGAACGAGGCACGCGCCAGCCCCTCTAGCGTGTAGCTTCCATCTTGCGACCAACCACCAATTACTTCCGGCACACCACCACGGAAGCGCATGTTGTTACAGTCAAACCACCGGCCCGCAGCAGAATACTGCGTAGACTCTTTATCTATGCCGGGAGGAATCGCAACACGCTTCAACATCGATCAGTTACCCGAATCACCTATCGCCAAGTAGGTACACCTTCTTTTTCCATCAGGGACTCCAAAGTTAAACTTCAAAGCACCTTCTTTGAGAGTTCCAACTAAAATCGTGGCAGTAACATTATTATTAACATCATTCTGCTCGGCCTGAGTTGCAAGAACCAAATAAAGTTGTGAGTTCATCGTGACAGATGTTCCCTTTCCGGTATCGCCAAGAGTGATATCCCCCGATGAATGTCCATCCCCTTCTGCATCCACTGTATTGAAAATGAACCGAAGCGGACCAATATCAAACGAACCGGAAACCTCTTTAGTTTCTTGGTCCGTTGCACGACTTACATACTGGAAGCGAAGAGTTGAGTCTCCAAACGCTCCACCCGACGTTGGGAGTGAATCCTGCATCGTAATGTAATAAGAATCCACATCCTTGCGAGTAATCACATAAGTGCCATTGATATCTTCAGCAGTCAGACCATGCTGGGTAGATGTTTGACCACTGATTGTCACACGATCACCAGTAGCCCTATCAACACCATCGCTGTTAACAGTTACCGTGGGATTTGAGGTGATAGCTACCAATGGTGTAGTAAGACCAGTTACAACTCCATCATTAGGAGTTGTCGTTACAAGGCCAGTCCAGTCTTGGGCCGCAACATTATTTCTTCCCTGAACAGTTCCGCTGTTATTCCGAATGCCATAACTGGAACTGAGATTGGCAAGATCCAAGGCATTGAAAGCCAGATAGCCAGCAGTGCCGGTGAGAAGAGCGTTGGGGAATGTTGGAACAACCGTCTCTTGCTCAGAAGTTCCAAAAGCAGTCTTCCCCACTTCCAGCAACTTGTTCGTTGTGTCGAAGTTCAGGTAGTCCCTGGGTGAAAAGGATAGCTTTATACCCACATCACCAATCGTAGTTGCGCTTGTCGCACTCGATCCAGAAATCTGAACAGTTAGCCAATTGGTTGACTGAGTTTCAATAATCGTGTGTTCGCCATTGAGTTGGGACGCAGTGTAATAAGGATTCTCGTCAGTAGTTTGACCAGAAATGGTCAGGGTTTCTCCAACAAACCTGTCGTAGTCGGGAAAATAAACCTTAACCTGATCGTAAACTAGTGTCTCTGTGTTCTGAAAGGGACCTTGCATCGGTCCGCTCACTGGCGGATCAGGTACAATGTACGTCCGTACCTCTTGGACATTCAGGGCACTCGTCCCACCAGATATATTAATGTCTTCCGCACCAGCAGTGAGATCTATGTCCCCGCCGGAACCATCCATAGCCAGCTTCGCGAACGTGGCTGTGTCGGCGAAGTCAGAAGTGCTATTGACATCCAAGTTCCCCGTAACCTCAAGAGAACCACCTGCTTCAAGTTCAACCGGAACAGTGACCTTCGGTGTGGTTGTGTCCACCGTGATCAACTGAACACCACCTTCGCCAGTAGTTGGCGCTGTCTCCCATACATCCAGGCTTGTCGCACTTCCCTCCGTAAGGAGAAGTGTCGTTGCCTGTGAAGTAAGATCTACAGTGGCGGTATCGATATCCAGCTTGTCGCAGTCAGAGGAGTCCCTTCCAATAACAACCCGCTCCGAAGAGTCCGTAGTGTCTATCTCGATGTAGCTGTTGCCAGCTTGAAACACACCGAGCGAACTATCCGTATCATCAGCAACCGTCACAACGGTTGACTGGGTGGATATGTCCAAGACATTGGCGTCTATATCTAAGTTGCCAACATCCTTGAAATCCACAGCGCGAAGCACCTGGGTTGCAACACCGCCTGAACCAGACACCTCATCATCATCACCAGATACATCAATTCCAACAAGATTGAACTCATCATCACCAAGACCGGGCGTAGCTGTATCGATAGTGAATGTCTTGTTGTTGACCGAAGTCATCTTGTCTGCGACAAGGCCGGTTATCTTGACTCGGTCGTTATTTGCGAAAGAGTGAGCGACATCGGTTGTGACAAGCGCAGTTGTTCCAACTGCCGTTCCCGTGGAAGTCGTCCACGCACCAAAGTCAGTACCATCTACATCGTTACCGGCAAGTGTCTTGATGCTAAAGGTAGAGCCATCACTGGCAATAACCTTGAAGACCCTGTTGATCTCATCCATGCCAGCAACACCAGTAATTCTAATTACATCGTTCTCAACAAAGGTATTTGTCGCAGTCACAACAACGGGCTTGGTTTTTGTGGCTGTACCGATAGGACCGGATTCGGCTGGCGACCTGACGATAGAATCAATATTCGCAGTGACATCATCTCTGGTGTCTAGTTGCAGAAGCGTGGAGGGGGAAGAGGCATCGTCCTCAATCGAGAGAGCGTCTGCCAAGTTTGTTGGTACAGAGATCGCGGGCTCTCCAGTGGCACCAGCAAGAACAACTCCCTCAACCTGCATGTTGCTAAGAACATTTCCAATCTTTGGAGATGCAGATGAATTGGTATAGATCGCTGCGTATGCACCATTCTTGAGTGTGTATGTACCAGGAGACGAATCATCACACTGCAGAATAATGTCATACGGAGCGGTTATTCCATTCTTGACAAAGAAGACACGTTCTGGATTGATATCAGTATCATCCCCGTAAATCTTCACCGTCTGGTCTGCACCAACGGAACCAGTAAGTACAATGTACTTACTCCTGCCTGACGCATTTTCATGTCCGGCAGGAGCAGAATTTGACGTTACCCACCACAGGGTATTTGCACCCGCATCTCCCTCGTAAGTGGAGGCAGAGCCAGGACTGGTGATGTCTAGGGAGACGTAGCTGCCACCAATTGCTTCCTCCAACCTCTGGAGATTCTGGTTGGTAGATGAACCCCAAGTTCCAGCCTCAAGACCGTCACCAATGAGCTTGATCTGATAGTTTGAACTGAAAGTAGTAGCCATTTACGGTCCTTATTGAGGCGGGAGATTCAGGTCCGTCGCTGGACTGCGACGATAGTCTCCAGACTGCTGCCTTGTATCTGCAATGTTCTTCAAAAGAAGAATGCCTTCCGAGTACTGCCTCTCGTAGATCTGAACCACTTCAGGATCACTCTTCATAAACAAGTAAGCGTGAACAAGTGATCCGTTCAACAGCACATCGGGGAAGGTTGTTGAAAGCCAAGTGGTCGTTGTTGTCGTACCACCAGTAATAGAATCAGATGTAGTCTTTCCATAGTAAGTAACTACCAATGGAAGAGAAGTATCTGGAATGGGTCCAACCCGAATTGTCATATTCGGATCACTGGTAGATGTTGCATCTACGCCCGAAGAGGAAATCGAATAGTACAGAGGAGTACCCGTTGTCATGGCTCCAGAACTTCCCGGGTATGCCTCTAATAGGAAGTCGTAGTCCTTGCGAAGCAAGTAACTGACTGGACCCAATTCATCTACAACCCCGGCAGCATTCTTCCTGCGGAACTTACCATTATCTCCACCACCAGTAGTCTGCACACTGGACACTGTCGGACCAGCTATTGTGAAGTAGTCATCCGTAACCGAACCAACATCCCACCACTCTCCGTTCAGGTCATCTGTGTCCAAGCTAGCTACTGTGCCAGTTAGTCCAGAGAGATAAACAGAATCTGTTGCAAGCAAGTTAACGGGAGAGCCGCTGATTCCGTTCTTGTAAATCAACAAGCCCGGACCCGGAAGAGTCGCTATCGGATAAGGATAAGTAGAAGAACTACTTGTATTCAAAGAATACAAGCCAGCAGAGATTCTCACAGACAAGACATCAATAGTTCCGGCCTTGAGGGTGTACTCTGGAGTGTCTGCAGACAGGGAGATTGTGGAATCGGACTTCCAAAAAGCAGGAAGCTCCAATGCTGAAAAGATCTTGTCCTCTGCTGCCCGAATGAAGTTGTCGATGTTGCTAACAAAAGTGGATTCATTGTTCTGGCAATAATCCTGAATCTCTTGTTTCAACTGGGAATAGTTCATCGGCAGATCCTAACTGTGAGAGTTCTCAGTGGGATTGAAGCTCCCACCCCTACGAGCGATTCCCATACCACGAACATTCTTCTTGCCCTTGGCCTTATCCGAAGGACAAACAATTCCACCCACATGGTATCTCTGAGACTTCTCAACAGGGAGACCCGTCTTGGCCGCATACTCCTGAGCTTCTCTCATTCCCTGCGGAGAGTATTCAAATGTCTTGTCACCAACCTTGGGCATCAGCACGCCCCCCTATGAACTCTCAAACCGAATCCAATCCACTTCGATAAGCTTCTTTGTAGTTGTAGTACTTGTGTACTCGAAAAAATCAAAAGATGCCCCAGTTACAGTTCCAGTCCAATCTGAAACATTTCGCATATCCCAAGTAATAATATGCCAAGGATCTCCCATTGCATTGAAGTCAGGAGAAGGAACAAAGCGAGGTGGGTTTTGGGCGAACGGTGTCGCAAGATAAATCGATGGATCACCGATGTACCACCTGAATGCCCCATCCCAAGCATTGTCCTGAGTGTCTGTCCCTCTGTCTACAATCCGCATCCTAACGCGAACAAACTTGTAAACCGAAGCATCAACAGAAAGGCCACCCCCACCGCTGTAGTACTCATAATTTACAAGTCCTGCACTTGTATTCTCTACGTCCCCCTGGTTGTCACAGTAAATTGTCTTATCAGTGGAGTTCCAAGAAGTTGTTTCTCCAAAAGGATAAGTATTGTAAAACCAACCCTCAATCGCATTTCTTGGTTCATTGGTGACTGTTCCCAAAAGGAAGTCATTGCGAATTGCATCACCGTAACGACTCTCGACAAGACCAAGCGGTGGCCTCGGATTCCTCAAAGCCTGGGCGTCATCGAATGTGAATCTTCCAAGATTGTTCTGCGGATTGTCAGGGTCCCAACACTCGGGGCAAACCTTCAGAGAAGTTTCCTGCAGAGCGATCACTTCGTTCTTCAATTCGACCAGCGGGTATCGGAAGCCACAGCGATCACAAAAGCCAAACGCATGCTTACCAACTGCATAGGGACCAGACATTCCTAGTAGCCAACCCTCGGAACAAATCTGGCAGAAGTCTTCACCCTGTCCTCGTCGGCAGCTTCTTTGAACAACTCCTCATACTGTTGCTTCAAAGGAACAACACGAGGAGCAGCCTCTGGTCGCTTCATTGCAATCTGATAAGCCAAGCCAGAAACCAGTGCAGGGAGAAATCTATCTGGAACCTGCATGGTGTTAGAACCGAGATTGCCAACGTCAGCGATTCTCGAAATCCTCCAATAGATCACCTTGTACTTTTCGCTGTCATCAGGAACCGGCCAGAACGTGATCGTGGACGGCTGATCCGCTCCATCTGTTCCAGCACCCAGGATCTCCTTTCTGTCAAAAAGGAACTGCAAAGGACGAGCCTGTGTCAACTTGTTTGGAATGTTTGCGTAAGTCGGCTCAGAGATGCGAGAGATGTGATAGTCGGCCTGACTGGAAGTGGACCCATCATTTGTACGAAGGATGACATCGAGCAAACCGATGGTCCCAGTCGCTATGTCATACTTACTAACACCCTTGACAAGCTGACTGCTAAGACCACCGTAAGCAGAAGTTTCCAGAGTCTTCTCTTCGATTGTCCAAAGATTGATACCCCTGTTCTGCCATTCCAGCATCAAGAAGTTCAGGCTTCTCCTCGCAGTGCGAAGGTCATAACCTGATCTCATCTCAAGACCAGCCCGTTCGTAAGCCTCTTCTACAAGCTCGGTTACATCGGGGTTGAATATGTAAGTCCCGCTAATCGCCATCAGTGACCATTCCTCTCGATGGCTTCCAGAACAGCCTCTGTGTATGTGTTCTGCTCAGCCCTCATGTCTCTGAGATCGTCCTTCACTTCTTCCAAGATGTATCGGTTACTGTCCACCTTGGTGGCAACTCGCTCCACCTTGACCTCAAGGCTTGAAACCGCCTCTTCCCTTGCTGCCCCGGAATGCTTGGGTGTGTTCGCGTGGCTCATCATCACAAACAAAAGGCCGCCAATGCAGGCGGCCACGATGGACACAATCGACCAGAACGAGGTCACGGAAATATCCCTAGACATAGGTCACTGATAGAAAAGGGTGATGCCTGCAATGGTGTTGGCAGCAGCACCAATAACCCAGATTCCTTCATCGAATCTAATTCCATTTCCAGGCAACGTCATTCCGGTTGCCTGCTGGTAGTTGGGATCACCCTCCTTCATCGCATCAATCTCAAGAAGAAGGGTCGTAGAGTCAAAAGTACCTCCGCCATCAGCCGAGATTGTGCTGTTGTAAAGCTTGACTACAACGTCGGAAGTTCCGGGTCCAAACCAAAAACCCCGCAAATTACAGGGGCGACCAACTCCACTAGCACCATCATCGTCCGGGGTGGGAACCCGAACGGAAAGAGTGTTATTTGTAAAAGCCATATTGAATAACCTCGTTCATTTGAATCATGGTCACATTCCTTTATGTTGGACAAAGACAGGTCATTGGTAAAAAACTGTTAAAGAACCAGCATTAACCGAACCCACAACCCAGATTCCTTTATCAAATCTAATTCCGTTACCGGGAAGTGTCATTCCAAGACATTGCTGTGCGTCGTCACCACCAATTTTGGGAACATCCAATTCAAGAAACACGAGACCAATGGCGGCTCCATCTGTATCGTTATAAAAACTAAACACACTATTTTCTGAACCCGGCATAACCCAGAACCCAACCAAGTTGGCCGGTCTACCTACAGCAGTATCACCAGTTGTATCAACAGTGGCGATCCTCTTGGAATGAACATTGTTCGTATTCTGTTCTTCGGAACCAATCAGCATTGGAAGTCACCAGAAGAAGGGGGCACCAGAAGGTGCCCCCAGTGGATTACAACAGGTCGATTGCCTGCACATATTCAACAGTAATAACGGCAAGCCCGTTACCAGCGCCAGCGTTGGTACTGTCGTGGAAAACCTCAAAGTCAGTGTCACCAATGTCGTGCCACACTTCGTTGGTTGCAGGAGCAAAAATGCTACGACTATTATCAGCCGGTGCAGTCAGGGCCGCTGAAAGGTCTGTTCCATTAACCGTACTGCCAAGGGTTACATTTCCTTCAAACGAAACTGTGGGATAGATAAAAATCCCAACAATCTGGCTCTTGGCAGGAATCACAATCCCCGTAGTCGCACCATCTCCAGTTTCTGAAATGGAAGCAGACTGAGCCATAACCGCAAAGCCGACATTTGCCATATCGGTTCCGGCAGTCGTTCCAGTCGTATTGTAAATGTTTCCAGCTTTTACCGGCCCACTAAACGTAGTGGTTCCCATCTTGCATACCTCGATGCACGCCTCTACCTCGCCAGTCCGCGTGCTGTCTGGTTAAGTCTGACGAGTTTGGTTTGAAAAAGAGGGGACGAGGTGCCCCCACAGGAACCATTTCCAAATGGACCCCGCCCCCTCCGGCAGTACAAAATGTGCCGCTATGCCAAATTGCCACTGCCAAAGATGCCGAGATAATCGCTGACGCCGAACGAGTATCGTTCCCGCGCCTTGTAGCGAACATTCCCGGTATCGAAGTCACCGTCCATCCCAGTCTGAAGCGGCGTTCGCGTGAAGTGCTTCATACCGTTAGGCACATCGGTCATCAGGAACCACTCTCTCTTGTTGGCACTCGTAATGAAGTGGTTAACCGAATAACCATTCGGGATGGCTCCATTGGTCCGCAGTGCATTGATGTCGTTGTCGGCGGTCCCGGCACGGAGTTCCGAATCGAGAACGCGAGTGGCAACGAACTGGTTGTACGGAGCAATGATCAGCTTCCTTGGACGGGCCGCGATGATAAGACCCCGGTCATCCGTGAAAGCCGCAATGTCGATCACAGCCTGCTCAAGAGAAGTCTCGTTGAGATCAGCTGGGACCGAAAGCAGGTTCCTCAAATCCGAACCAGAAACAACCGGATGATCATCGGCACAAAGTGCCTTGCTATCACCAGCAGAAAAGATTGACGAATCGTAGGCGTTGTTCAAAGGGAACGCAGCCTTAACCTGCTTCGTGTGAGCCATTGCACGGGCTAGTGCCTTGGTGTAGCGAGCGGACACGGAGTCATAGAGATTGTCTTCGACAGCCTCTTCCGTGATCGCAAAGCCCATTGCAATTGTCTCGTGAGTGTAACGAGCCGTGAAGTGTTCTTGAGCGGTATCGTAACTGATAGACGATCCTTCACTCTTCACGGGTGCAGCACCGAATCCACTCAGCTTGACCTCTTCCTCGAAAGCTCTCTCGGAAGATTCAGTCTCGTAGATCTCGGCACTCTCGTCTTCGTATTGCTTGTACTCCAACCCAAACAAGGCATTCAGCCCAGGGAGGAGTTCCTTCATCATTTGGGCTCGTGAAATAGCCATTATGATTTACCTCCTTTCCTAGAAGTCGGAGTGTGTTCCGGAGGCCCACTTGACAATGACATCCGGCGTGCTTGACGTTTCGTTTGTGCCGTTCTTCGGCCAATCGACCAGAATGACACCGCCAGTACCACTCGCGCCGCCACTTACGTCAATATCGTAACTGGAATTTCCAGTTGACGTTGATCCACCCGAACCAGCAGTGAGTTCGTACTGAACCCCAATCTGGCTGTTAGCAACAGCAGTCTCGGAACGAACCAGGAAAAGCTGGTCCGCACCAGTTGCCACAAATGCAAAGCATTCGGTGTTGTCAGAATCACCCTTGTAATACTGTCCCCACTGCGGTGTTCCATTGACATCTACCCATCGGGCACCCACCAATGTGCCCACAACGGGCTGTGCGTCGTCCTGCGGAACACCCGCAGCAACAACGATCAATCCACTACTAAGCTGAACAGGATCGCCATTAAAAATGTTGGTTGCGTAGCTATCCGCAATCGGAAGCTCCGTGAAACCAGCAGTATTGTAGGCGTTGCCATTCTGCCTAATAGGACGTAGTCCAAAAGCCATTTGGCTATCTCCTATCTATCATTGGACGATAGCCTTCAGTAGTCCATCTACTGTCAGTCATCGCCAAACGTGATCCGCGTGCTTCGCTCAGGCTTGAGCAAAGGCATACGCGAATCTTGCTCTCTGAAGTAATTGCGATCCACCGCTTCCATCTGTTCAGCAACTTCCTTCGCAGCATGCTTCTTCGTAACCTCACCAATCTCCTTGGGCCTTGAGCAAAGCAGAAGACCCCCGACAACTACATTGTCTGGATATTGGGAACCACGATCAGAAACAATTTGGAGTTCAGGATAGTCTGTTGAAAGAACAGGCTCCCATCCCTCACGAAGGGCCTGGGAGACATTGATGTTATCCGCCTCCCCACGCATAGACACTCTCACATACCTGAAATCCAAACCCTCTCTCGGATTAGGCTCAGGTAACATCGGTGCCGGTTTCCACGGTGTTTCACGTTTTTCGTCATCGCGAGTTGAAGCCCTACGTTCATCAAGCTTCATCTCTTGGCTGCGCGAGTCAGTCATTACCGCATCTCCTTCAGGAGTTGTTTGGCGTACTGTTCTGGAGTTAAACCTAGTCGCTTCGCGAGGGCGACCTGGGTGGAGGTTAGTTGCACTCTGCGTGGCTTGCCCGATGAACGATTTGCCGGAGCAACCACAGTAGTCTGAGAACCTGCAACAGGCGTCTCCATTGCCTTTCCATTCCCAAACTTTTCAGGGAAGACTTCCCTGACTCTCATGTCTAGCTTTGCGTAGTAATCCTCTGATCGAGGATCAACACCACTTTGAACAAGATTGTGATGAACTCCATAAGCAAACGAAGTCATCTCTTGATCCTGTCCAAACCACTCGTTCTTACCCATCCATTCCGAAAGCTTCGGATCAGGCGGGGGTTGGGCAGCAGTGGGGGGAGGGGGAGTACCTTGTTGAAGGTGGCCGGGAACAATTGTTCCTTGCGACTCAGCCAACTCAGATTGACGCTGAAAGCGATTCAGATCTTCTTGCGCCTTCAATAGTGCGTCAGTGTTACCCTCTTCATAGGCAACTTTGTAATCAGCCCTGGCCTTTTCAAGGTCCCCTCTTGCACGCTGCCTCATCTCATCTACAAGAACATTTTCACCTTGAACGAGAACGGCACGAAGCTCTTCGTTCTGCTTCGCAACTTGTTGCGCGTAACGAATCGCCTCCTCCCGCATCCTCTCTGCAGCTTCTTTCTCTCTGCGCTCTTCATGATACTCGTACTTCAATCGACTGAGTCGGCCCCCTGCAGGACCGGGCTCAGTGTCATCCACATCTTCAATTGGAACTGAACGAGCAGGATCGCGAGGAGCAACTCGATCCTTTTCGGGCCTATCGTCTACAACATCAATCTCAAGCTCTTCCAAGCTCTCATCCGAAGATTCAACCAAAGGCTCTGTGATCGGATTGCCAGACAAATCGTCAAACGGACTTGAATAGTTCCCCTCACTCATGCTCGTACAACACCTCTCGGATCTTGCACCACTGCCTCCACCGAATCATCATTGATGATACGAAACTCTTTCCCGTGAATGCGAAGGCGAGTACCTGAGTACGCACGCATCACAATCCAATCACCCTCCTCGCACCAGGGTCCATTCGGAAATCTCTTCTTGTCGGCATAAGCATCAGGCCCAACCTTCAGTACAAACCCAACAACACTCGCAACGGATTCTGCGTCACGCCTCTCGTTCGGAATGTAGATTCCAGCCTCTGTTGTCTCTTCAACGTCAGGCAAAGCAACTAGCAATCTATAGCCAGAAGGTACGGGCAACTGTGTTGCTTTTTGCAACTCTTCAGGCTTACGATCACTGTATTGAATCACCTCGGCCATTTGGTTCAAGTTCCTATTCTTCTATCTGCGAAGGACATTGATGGGAGCCTTCGTTTCCCACTGCGCCCACTGTTGGGCGAAAATCAAAGTTCCTGAGAGTCACCGTCCACTGTACGCAAGAGTTCCTTGAACTCAGCAACAGCCACATCGATACCCTCTATAAAACCACAAACTCTCTTGTAATCAGAGAAATCCTTTGCAGAAGAAGCCGTGATGTAATCCGCGTGAACCTTCCTGATCTCGCGAAGCTTCTCCAAAAAGACCTCATCGAAAAGAGGCAAGCAACTACTCCCTTCTATCCTTACTCAAACGATCCTCTGCTTTGTTTGCAAGATCAGTTGCAATCTTCAGATTCTCCAGAGCCTCCCGGCTGGAGATCTCCTCACCCTTTATGTCCGCTTCGATAATCTCGGAAGCCATCTCTGCCCCAAGCTTGGAATCAGTCATGCGCTCCTGGGCGGCAATCCTCTCACGCTCAACCGCAGTTCGCTGTTCCATCTTTTCTGCATCAAGAACAATCCGAGCTTCACGCTCCTTAACACGAGCAGCAATATCCTGCTCTTGGATGTCAAGTTCCCGACGACGCATCTGGAGAACGGGATCTTCTGCCTGCTCTTGAGCCTCTCGCTGCATCGCTTCCGCAGCGTGCTGTTGACCCACACGAACAGAGGCTTCCGCAACCAACTTGGAAAGCTGAACCTCAACATCCTGCGGCAAAGGCTCGTTCGGGGGCGGAAGCGTCACGCCAAGTTCCTTCTCGATATCACGCCGATACTGGAAGGCAAGATGTTCAGCAACATGGGCAGAAGCAGCCGCACGAATAGCACCAGCGTTTGGAGCTTGTGCAGCCATCTCTTGAATACGAGGATCATCCACTGCACTCATGTGGGCAGCAATGTGAGCTTGATGATCTTGCCAAATGTAAGCACGCACGGGATCCCCAACGATCAAATCCATATTCTCAGAAACAGGATCTCTCGCAGGGATATCATCCTCTGTCGGAATGATCTGTTCCGCATCACGAATGCCAAGAACATCCAGCATCTGCCTGTGCAACTTCGGCAAGTCGTACATCTGTGGAGCCGTACCAGCCAACTGCAGAGCAGCTTGATACTGCATAATCCTTTGAGCCATTGTCGATGAGTTCGGATCAGAAACCGGAATCACATCGATGCGATCATCGAAGTCCGTAAACCGCATCTCCTCATCACCCTCAAGATCATACGGATACTCATGGGGTGCGTGATCTACAACGATCTGTTCCAAGATTGCAAACTCTTGCTTCATGGAGGCATGAAGTCTGGCTTGAACAGCGGTCATCACCTTCATGGACCGCTCCATCAATGCAAGCGTGGTTCCCACTGGGGCCTGCTGATTCATGTCGCTGATCTGCAAATCAGTCAACGATGCAAAGCGCCGACCTTCTTCGACAAGATTTCCCATCAACGAGAAGAGGACAGTCGAAGGTTCCTTGTATGGAAGGAACGTAATGTTCTCAGCAATAGAACCACTAGGAACATCCACGTCCCTAAACTCACCCGGTGCAATCGGAGTGTCGTCTCCCCGGATGCGAAGCCCCCTGGACTTCAACCCACCCGGCAAATTACTGAGAGTGCCAGCATCAACAAGTTGGCGAAGAACAGAAGTCACAGACTTCGCGATTCCGCCAATCATATGAACAAGACCGAATCCGTAGAAGCCAAGACCCGGAACGTACTCATAATGAACGAAGTGTTCGCGTCGAAGCTTCTTCTCGTCTCCCTCCATCCAATTCCTTCTCACCGAAAGAACTGTGTTGTTGTCAGAATCAATAGTGACAACGTAAGGAAGAGCTACGCCTGTATCTTCACCAGACTCGTCCTTGTCCTCGTAACCCTCAAGATCCAAGTCAACATGCATCTCCAGAAGAGTGTGCCTGCCATCTGATTCATAACTAGGATCTTCACCTGTAAGCTGGTTGTACTTCTCTTGGATCTTTCCTTCGCTAACAGAAGAGTCGCCAAGATCAACGTCTCGATAGAAGCCGCTGACCTGAAGCTTTCGAATATCGTTACTGTTCCTCTTCATTACATGCGTAATGCGTTCGCATGTAATCAGAGAAGAAGCTCCATAGGAAACAACAAGATCTTCTGATGGAACGAACATCGCACAAGGTCTACCCATGTTCGGGTCCCAGTAAACCTTTCGGAACGCCGAGCCAGACAGGGGCAAGCTGAAAAGCATCTTCTCAGTCTCCGACCTGTACTCCGTCATGACCTCAGTAGCCAGATAGTTCATAAAGTCCTGAACCCTCTGTGCCTGCTTCTCCTTCTCCTCCGTCATCTTGCCAACGATCTTTGTCTTAACTGGACCCCCGGCAGGAAAGATTTCAACAATGGACTGACTCTGAAAGCGAACTACAGCCTCAGACAAAATCGGATGCGTAACTCCACAAGCTCCCTCCCAGGGAGCAGTTCGGTTCTCGATCTTCATACCCAACTGATCAAGACCCTTGACGTAACTCTCTTCCCAATCCTTTCGACTGTTCTTGTCAGACAGGTAGTGACCGTGAAGTTCAGAGGAAAGACGGCCCAGAACATCATCCTCTATGAACTCAGCTAGATTCGAATAGAAATCTTCTCCCTCGGCACCAGATGCATCGGGATCAAAGTCAATCAGAACCCCACCATCTTCAGTCTCAATCGAAACAGCTTCCGGGTTTACCACCTCAACGGTCATCTCCTCTTCTTCCTCATTCGGAAGAAGATCCGTCATCGTAACGGGAATCTCTGTCAGGGGTTTCTCTATCGCCACATCAAGCCTTTCTCTTCTTCTTGTTAGACTTGCCAGCCTTGGATAGAGCAATGGCAACAGCCTGCTTCTGGGGTCTTCCAGACCTCTTAAGCTCCTTGATATTGGAACTTACTGCCTTGCTGCCGCTGCCCTTCTTGAGAGGCACTTACGCCTTCTTTGCCAACTTCTTGGCGCGTGCCTTCTTCTTCGTAGACTTCTTCTTGAAACCATACGAACCCTTGCCAGTTCCAGTGTCTGCCTTGCGGGCACCACGAGCCATCTTGGCTCTAGTCTTGGGTGTCACCTTTCCCTTACCCTTGCCGGGAGTCTTCTCTGCTTCGCGATCCAAGTATCCTTGCTTCTTCTTAGCAGCCATACTGTTCTCCTATTTAGTAAATAGTGGCAGGACAATCCCGATCAAAAACGCCACAACACTTGCCACAACACCCACAACAGAAATAGTTGTGTAGATCTTAGTGCGAACTGTGTTGACGTTGTGCAGAAGAGACTGCATTTCCTTTCTGAACTCCATCTCCAATTCGTGGAGTACCTCAGCCTGCGATGTCACGATCTGCCTACAGGTTCTAAGATCATGTCTGATCTCTGCCACTTCCTTTGACAACTCCCCCCACTCTCTACCTGTGGGACCATTCTCCATCAGTGGACATCGTAGATTTCAATACCTGTCTCAGGATCCAGCGGAAACGATTCATCCCCTCTCTTGTTGTATCGAAGACCCACCTCTGTCCTGCACCAAGTGAGATCGGGCGGCCACTCCGTATCAAAACCCGCAATCGGAATCTGGCGAATATGAGCGTTGGGCCTCATGCCTCCGGCAATCTTTCGATCAACCGGCTCCCTTCCCATATAGACCCAACACCAAGGAGTATTCATGCTGGCATAGTCAGGCCCGTAATCGGCACTGAACCAAACCACCACTTCCGCATCAGAGTCTCCCGCAATCCAAGCAGTGCCGTAGGCAATGAAGTTCAGGAACAAACCCGAGACATAGGATGCTGCATAGAACGGGGCTCCCAGTGTGATGTTTGTAACAGCAGCAGCTTTCTGCCTGGGACTCTCACCCAAAGACGCACAACCCAAAGACACAACAAGAGCAATCGCAAGAAAGAACTTCATGTGTACCTCGACCGTCCAACCAAACCCCCGGACCACATGCCGGGAAGAGATGCAATCAAAGTCTCATCTCCACCCTCCTCGCGCCGAGCAGGACGAATCATGCTTACAACTTCAGGCCCACGAGACTTCACCTGTTCATACCAAGAACTATCAACCAGGGCATCCGCTGCCGCATCCCAGTCTCCCTCGGAAGCAGCACGGGGAAAGTCCTTCCAAGACTTCCACCAATTCTTGCCCATGTTAAACGTGAGATTGATGAGGGCTCGACGCTGACTGGGAGAAGCCTTGTCCCAGCCAGGAGTCCTAGTCGCAGCATCTCGATGCTCGATATAGTCCCGCTTGAAAAGCTCATCCGCTTCATCGAGCGTCATGTACAACTCGGGAACATCTTGTTCGGCAAGATCCTCTCGCCTCTCCGCTCCCTTGACAAGATGACCACGACCCGTCGTCAGGTAGCCATTCGTGTCGTAGTAACCAATCATCCCACTACCATCTTTGGAAGGTCTGTACCCCTCATGAAGCTTGATCTCTTCAAGAGCCTGAAGATCATTCTCTGTCCAATCAAACTCTTCAGACTCACGAGCCATCTAGCTACCAACATTCCGATAGAACTTTGATCCCTCGGAATTCGCCGCACCCTTGCCACGCATCTCTACCTGTTCTCTCTTGTTCTCAAACAAACCACCACTGTTATAACCCTCGATCTCATCCACTTCCTCTTCGGGAATTGGAGTGTATCGAGCATTGTTCCTGGCAGCATCGATCTGCTTGGCCTCTTCCTTCTTCTCCTTCCTCACTCGACTAAACTCATCTCCTCGCATCTCTATCTCCTAGTAGTAGTCTGCCCTTCTACCATGAAACTCGTCTCCACCATCATCTGTCTCAAGCGGCACAAAGCCACCTCGACGGAAACGAATTAGTGCCTGAGTGGCAGAGTCCACTAGATCGTCGTGGTCACCAGAGGGAAACGACGCGAACTCTTCCACGACCTCCTCGGCAAATCTCTTGTCGGGACGCCACACGATCCCAGAAGCAAACAAGTCTGCGATAGCATTCACCCTCGCAATCTTGTCGTTGCCTCGGGCGGGGGTGTATTCCTGTACGGGAATGCCTTGGGCGCGAAGCTCAAATACGAGGGGCATACCTGCCGCCTTGCCTTCCACGATAAACGCATCCGGCTTCCAGCGTTGGTAGTACTCCAGCGCAAACTTCTTCAGTTCTGGAAATTCCAGACGATCCTTGTAGGCAGACAGCAAGATCAGATTTGCCATCTTGTTCCCAGTGGGTCCCTCTCGGTAGAAGACACCCCAAGTAGTGCAAGCAGAGTAGTCGGATCGCTGGTTCTTCAGGAACGCAGTGTCCCAGGACTGGATCAAGAACTCGCACTCGGGAGGATCTTCCTCTTCCCAGATCTTCCACCAGTCCCGCTTGACGATGGCACCCTCCTCAGAGGATGGATTCTGCTGGTACTGGGCAGACCACTTGGGGACAGGCAGTTCAGCCCGGAGCTTCTCAAGTTCTTCGATTGTCCAGAACTCGGGCCAGAGGGCGCTGCCAGACGGCATAATGGCAGGAAGCTCAAGCACCTCCCACTCATCTGAGCCTTCTCGTTGAGCCGATGACTTGAGGATCTGACCCGTCAGATCTCTCTTGTGCCACCGGGTCATGACGATCACGATGGAGCCACCGGGCTGAAGCCTCTGGCGCGGGCCGGATGTATACCATTCGTACACGCGATCAAAGACCGTGGGATCGATACTCTGACCCTCTTGTTCCGAATGAGGATCATCGATTATGAGTAGATCCGCGCCTTTCCCGGTAACAGCACCCCCGACCCCAATTGCAAAGTACTCGCCCCCTGCGCTGGTGTTCCAACGTCCAGCAGCCTTGGAGTCGGCGCGCAGTCCGACACCAGGGAACACTTTCTGATACGAACTATCCCCAACAAGGTTCCGAACCTTACGACCGAAACCGACAGCAAGCTCAGCAGTGTGGGCTGTCTGGATCACTTTCCCACCAGGGTTCCGGCCAAGGAACCAAGCTGGGAGCAAGTACGATGCAAATTCAGACTTTGTGTGCCGTGGCGGCATATTGATGATCAACCGCTTCAACTCACCACGGGCCACTCGCTCAAAGGCGTTAGCCATCAGACTGTGATGAGCACCCTCGATGAACGCAGGCCAGACCTCGTAGACAAACTTCAAGTAGCTCGCCTGGGCCGCTTGGCGCTTCTTCCGTTCAACTAGCTGGCTAGTAAGAGTGTGGACTCGCCGGAGCGTCTCGGGATCGAGGCTAGCGAGATTCCCTATATGAGGCTGTAGTGCCGCAAGAGAAGTTTGCATTCAGGCATAGCTTGGGGAGCCTTGCCTTCGGTTATGGAGACACAATCGAACAGAGGGTACAATTCCCCCCATAGCTCATATGGTTCGTTACTACAGAACTACTAAGTAGGAACTACTCACTAGTAAGTACTCGCCTCCGGGCCACACGGCCCGGGGGGCGAGAAGTAGTCCGTTAAGTCAGTACAAACTTTCAAAGAGATATCGATGAACCAATGTACTGCGTGGCTCAGACCATAACACACACCCCCCCTTGACAAGCAACCTAAAAAATTTGCATTGTTAATGCATGAACTGGAAAAGAGTATCCTCGTCCGGCACTTAGGCCATTCAGAACTTTTTGAAAAAAAGTTCAATAACAAACAAGAACAATCATATGTTCATAGTGGGTCAATGTGCCGGGAAGAATCATCGCGTAGATCTGAACTACTAGGGTCGCGGCAGATATGTGGGACAGGGTTGTGGTGTAAATAGGGGACCCAGATTGGTGGTACAGCGTCTGGAATCGTGTCCTTCCAAAACGTCTGGGCTCTCTGTGGAAGGGGGGTACCGGGGGTACCGGGTCGTGGCCTGGGGGATCCCAACCTCCGGGGTCCATCCCTGCACCCTCAACCCCAACACCCTCCGACTCGGGTCGCATCGAGCCGGGAATGCACCGCACTGCTGCTTGTTAGGTTGTTAGGTACAACGCTTGTTAGTTGCACCCATTGTTAGTTGCATCACTTGTTAGGTGCACCACTTACTGGGTACATCACTCGTTAGTTGCACCCTTTGTTAGTTGGAGCAATGCCGCTTCGATCTCGGCAATCACCTCACTGTCACTCAGCTTGCTCGCATCATCGGTCACCTCGACTCGCTCGGTGAACATCGATGCCTCAAGACCTAACAAGCGAAGAGCAGCGATCCGATCCGAGGCTTTGTCGGCACTCTCTGACTCCTCGATGAGCCTACGCTTCACCATCTCCCGGGTGCCCAGGTCGCGGCGGGATCGTTGAGCCGCCACCGCTGCCCTCGCGCGCTCCATATAGGATACGCACCCCGGGTGTTTCGCAAGCTTCGATGCTTCCCTACTCGCCCTTCTCTTCGCCTTCGGGTTGTCGAGGACAACGTCATACGCTTCAGCATAAGCAGCGGTCATGGTTGAGCTATTGCCTGACGTTAGTTCATCACAGAACTTGCGTTGCTTGATCGTAAGCTGATCAGGGTCAGCGACATTCGACTTGTTTCCCATCGTTCTAATCACCCCTACTAGTCACCCTAATTACCCGGTCAAACTACACCCTCTCCCTACCTATCTGCAACGGGCATTACAGCCCTTCTCCCTCATGTTCTAGTAGTGCAGGCACCCAACTCATGGCAATGTCAGGCAACTCACTACGGTGTCATGCAGCTTCGTTTCAGCGAGCAGTCCTGCTCAGTCGGACCACTCGCGGACCACTGGACTACTCGACGCACCAGTGCCAGTCATCCACTTCCACCATCCCCATCTAGCTGAACCCATGTGCCAGAAGAAGGGTGTCTCTTGTCTCATCGAGACGGCCAACTCCCCAGCGACAACTGTCGCAACCCACTGCTGGTTCGCTTGGAACCGAGCATGTGCTTCGCACCTGACCCAAGCAGCAACGCAGTCCAGCGTCGAGTCAACCCGATGAAGACGCACGACCCTCGGACTAACAAGAGCAATGAGATCAATGAGTTGGTAGGAGCACTGTAAAAAAGAGCGTTGCTACCCGCTCGTTCCTTCGCACTTCCTCTCGGCACTCGGTCAGACGTAAACAAGCTACGCCTAACAACGATCCCACTTGAGTGCGGCATGTGTGACACGCATGTGCCACGCAACTTGGGTGTGGCGGGGTCGCCCAGGTGGAGCGCACCCAGGCAGCCAGGGCCGTCCAGGCCAGAAAGTGGCCCAGGCATGGATCGCTCTAAGTGCCTGATATTGCAGGGGAAAGGGGCAAAGTCTTGTTTCCTTATCTAGGTATCGGGTTCATCCGGTGGAACCTGGGTGGAACCTGGGGCATCCTACTACCTGTTGCCGCGCGTGAGCGGCAGCGGGACACCCGCTACGGGGCCGACGGGCACGCGGGCGATCCAGGCGCGGGGAGCGCAGGCGGTTCATAAGCTTCTCGTCCCGAACCGGCGCGCAGGACTGCGCGTGTCATGCAGCCGGGTCCGAGGGACTTCCGAGGCTTTCCTGCGCTAGCGGGGAGGGGAGTCGGTCGACGGCGCGGTTGCACGCGCCCGGGATACCGGCGGTAAAAGTGGGGTCCTGACTTCCTCAACGCACGCAGTGCGCGCATCGTCACCGTCCGCGTGACTCTCCACTGATCGAGAGTCGCGGCACCGACAGCGCATCCGCTTCATGGCTTCAACCGCGAAGCAGGCACGCATGCAGTTGAGGATTCAATGCAAGGTGTCCACGGGAGAACGATCCACTAACGCCGGGGCGGCACCATAAGCAGACCGATCAATTGCAGTGGTCGCGACACGCGACCGCATACGCGAGCCAGTCATGCACTCACCCACTCACCTCACCGTGAGAGTGAGTGGCATGCTCGTTCCCCTTCACGCAAGTGCAGGCTAGTGTGCGGTCGCGAGTCGCAGTGATGCAGATCGAACCGTGCAGCAACTTCGCAGCGTCTTCCAGCCAGCCTGGATACCGCGAAGCCTGAGACCAACGGGCACGATGCAGCGATGCAACCTTCCATCGCTGGGAACCCTTTTGGGTTCCATCCAATGCAGCATGCATACAAGCGTGTTGCTTTGGATGGAAGCTAAGCGAGTTACACCTAATGTGAGTCCCCATCGTCTAACTGGTAGGACGCCGTGGAGTTTGGTCAACTCCTAAACCTTGTTTGACCAACGAGGTAAAACCTTACGGTTCGGAAATACAGGTTCGAGTCCTGTTGGGGGCAGCATCTACCAATCAACTAACGAGGCGTCTGATGCACGCCTACAACCCCCGGCTCGGGGGAGAGGGTAGAGGTTCTCACACAAGATCAATCGCAAACCGAAACTGATAGCGACACACCCAACTCACCCAACGAAAGGAAACACCGGCATGGAACGAACCAAAGAGAATACTGTCCCGATCATCACCACTGACGAATGGATTGGCAAGACCGAGGCAGTCCGCGCTGCGGCCAAGGAACACAACCGGAACGTCGAACGAATCAAAGGCCTCGCCGCTCTAGTAGAGCGACACAACGCAAGGCTGCAATGTCGCGGCATCGACCAGACTTGGTGGAACAAGGAAGGTGAAGCATGACACCTGCAATCGCAGGACTCGCAACTGTCATCGCAAGCACTGCTTGCTTGTGCATCGTCATCGCAGCCATCGCATGGCTGCACCTACTTGGAGAGAAGTAGATGCGAACCATCAAGATTGGAAACGAGACGCTGCGCGTGAGCGCAGGAAGCGAACGTGCGCTGATGATCCTCGATGCGCACAACGGATGCGCGATGACCTCCACCTTCACCACATACAGTGGTGGCTGGACTCGACGCGACGAAGTGGACCCGTCGCTTCGCATCAAGATCCGCAAGCACTTCCCGCGCCTATCGCACCTCGCAATCGCGACCGAGGTCCCGCCCTGGGTATCGGTGCAAGCCGAAGCGCATCCGCGAGCCCAGACCCTCCTCTACGTCACGCCGGAATCCTACGACCGCTTCGACCAAGTGATCGAAGCACTGAAAGGGAGAAGCAAATGAACAACGTCATCGTTAAGTTCCGCAACAACCACAAGAGCGGCACGCTGGGTGCCGTCCTCCACCCCCCGGTGATCGAGGTCACCGTTCCCTTCGGCCCCAATGCCGATTGCAAGTCGCGCGAAGACGCGATCACTGCTGCGTGGCAGCAGGTTTTCAACACTGCTGGCCGAGAGGTCAGCTTCATCGAGGCGACTGCGGTCGCCTCGTAACACTGTCATCGGTCACGCAAGTGACCGATGCAGGGATCACGCAGTGTCCGTTGCTGCGCGATCTCTGCATCGAACGATGCACTCACCCCAACGAAAGGACACGCACATGGCATTCGCACGAGGAACGGGAAAGAGGGCAGTGTTGTGCAAGCAGTATGGTGGCTTCGATCTGTCGGACGCTGCAAAGCTTTTGTGGTTCGTCCTCTACAGCGAAGACCTCGGGACCTTCACGGGTTCTCCCAAAACGGATCCGAAGCGGGACGATCCTCGATTGATCGCAGTTGTCGAGGAACTTGGACGGGGAGCCGATGGTGACTTCGCGGAACTCGAAATCATCGACATACCTGACCATGTGAAGTCATGGCATGTCTGCGAGGACGATGGCTTCGAAACGATCCACGAGGATCACTGGCAAGCGTAAGAAACATCGGTCACGCAAGTGACCGATGCAGGGACCGCGTAGTGCTAGACGCTGCGCGATCTCTGCATCGAACGATGCACACCCAACGAACTTCCAACAAAAGGAACATCCATCACCATGAGTATCAAGCAGCGAGTCAAACTCACCTTCGACAACCTTGCTCCGATCTTCGAACTCGCCCGCAATACGCAGGGCAACGTGAAGACCGGCGGCATCATCCCCTTCCTGACTGGTGGCCCAGGCCTGGGCAAGAGCGCAGTGGTCAAGCAGTACGCTGCCTCCACCAACTATCTGTTGGTGACCATCATCCTCTCCAGAAGTACCGGCGTAGACTTCGGGTACTACGTCCCGAACAAGGAAACCGGCGAACTCGACTACTACTCCAGTGGTCGCCTCGCAGGTCGCGTCCCGAACGCAGAAGACTACGATGGTGTCATCGTCTTCTTCGATGAGTTGCCTTCGTCTCTTGAAGAGACGCAGGTGATCCTGCTCAGTCTCTTCGAAGACCGGGCATGGGAAGACAAGCCTGTTGCGGACAACGTCCTCTACATCTGCGCGGGTAACGATCCTGATAGCAACTGCGGTGCAAGCAAGTTGATCGAGCCTCTTCAATCTCGGCTCTGCGAAGTTCCGGTCGAGGCTTGCGAAGACGGTTGGGTTCTCCACGCCAAGGCGAACAACTTCTATCCCGCGTTGATCGCTTGGCACCAGTGGACGAACTTCTCTTTCTTCTCGGAGTTCGATCCGAACAGTGACCTCCCCAACCTCAGTCCGCGCGACTCCGAAAAGTTTTCGGATGTTCTCTGGCTGGACCCCGACGAAGCAACCAAGCGCATCGTCGGTGATGGCTACCTTGGAACGCATGCAACCTCCAGCTACTTGGAGTTTGAATCGTTCACGCGGGAAGTGCAGCGCCCCACCGAGATCATTGCCGATCCGTTCGGCGCATCGACCTATGTCGATAGTTACGGTGAGCAGGTTCAATACGACAGGGGTGTCGAGGCAACTGACTCGACTTCCTATGCGGCGCAGCGCAACCGCGAACTCGGTCACCTGCACGCAGTGTTGTTCAACTGCGTGCGCTGGGTGAGCAAGCAAGGCGAGTCGCTCCAGCCCGAGCAGGCTGGTGCGCTGATCAAGTACTTCGGGCGACTGCCCGAGGTGCAGGCAGTTCTTGCGTTCACCGCATGCGTCGAAGCGAACGAGTTGTTCGCTCAGTGCAACGAGTTCAGCGAGTTCAAGGCTGATCACCAGGGACTCTAAGTCCCAAGCACCAAGGGGCGGGGGCATCGAAGCCCCCGCCTCCATCCATCCAACACAACACACACAACAAAAGGAAACATCATCACGATGACCATCAAGAACAACACGCTCCAACACTCAAGGATCCAAACCATCAAGGCTACGCACATCGGCGTGACCTTCCACGTCTCGATGCCTTCGGGACTTCGGACGGTGAAGGAAGTAGGCAACACCATTGCCGAGGTGTACAAAGTGAAGGACAAGCGGCGCGTCACCGGGAAGGTGAACGTGTTTGCGACTCCCGAACTGCAAGAGGCTGCGAGGATTCGATCCGGGTTGCGCTCTTCGTTCCGAGCGCAGACTGCGTGCGGTCTGGAAGACAACATCAGGATTTGTCCGGTCATCCAATCGGACAAGGTTCAGACTTGGTTCGACAACGCGCGAACCAACCTCGATGACTTCTACTTCCAGAAGGTTGTCCCTTCGATCCTCGCCAGGAAGGAAGAGGATCGAGAGGCAGCAATCGAGATCGCGAAGACTCCCGGCTACGAAGGTGGGATCGGAACGCTCTTCAACGAGCGTCTCTATCCCGCAGACGAAGCAGAGTTGCGAGAGAAGTACTCGCTCACTCTTCGGTGGCACCCGCTGCCCGATCCCGAGCATGACGTGCGAGTTGGATGCTCTGTCGAGCAAGCGAAGAAGTTCGCAGCCGATGAGATCTCGCGACATGAGAAGCTTGCTGCTTCGGCTCACCGGGATGTGATCGAGAGAATCGAGAAGTCTCTCAACTGGTACTCGGATCGACTCGGTACCTACACGGGCGAGCGCAAGGGTTCGTTCCGCGACGAAGGGTTCAAGGTTCTGGCTGAGTTGAGTTCGATCCTTCCCGGTTTCAACATCTACAACGATCCGGCATTCGATGCGGTTGCATCGAAGATCGTGAAGGATGTTGCGACCCTCGATCCCGAAGACTTGCGTGGCAAGAGTGCTTCATCCGAGGCGCGCAGGAAGCAAGCGAAGGTGAAGGTCGATGCGATCCTGAGTGAGGTCGAAGCGATCAAGTCTTCCGATGAGATCCTGGCAGACGTTCTCGGCAACTAGCCAGCCAACCGATGAAGAGGGAGGGGACCTCGGTCCTCTCCCTCTTCGTCACCCTTTCTTCCCGACGAACATCCCACAAAAGGAAACACCATGAATCTGCACATCCAACGTGAGGTCGAACGCGAACTCGCGAACCTGATCAACACTCCGAAGATCGCATCCACTCTTTCTGTTTGTGCCAAGTTGATCGTCGTTGTCACCGATGAGTACCGAGGGATGCCTGTACCGACTGCGGCAACGAACGGAGTCAATCTGCTCGTGAACCCGAAGTTCTGGCGCTCTCTCACCTACGCACAACGCCGAGGACTCCTCACTCATGAGTGCTTGCATGTGGTCTTCGGTCACTCGTACCGATTGCCCGATGCAGACCCGGAGCAATCGAACCAGTCATTCGATTACGTCATCAACTTGCTAGTTGAAGAGGTTGGCCCTGCCATCAACGCCGCTCTCCCGAAAGACGGGTTGATCAATCATCGGTTCAAGGGTTGGTCAGAAGAGAGAGTTCATGACGAACTCTTCGGGAAGAAGCCGCCCACTGGCGGGCAACCCGGTGGCGACGATGGACCGGGCCAGCCCGGTTACGAAAACGGACCCGTTGGTGATGAGCCCGGTGACAAGAAGGGTGATGGTGTCGGCACCAAGTCGGATGAAGAGTCGAGCGACTCTGGTGACGATGGTGACTCCGGTGACCAGGGGGACGATGGT